ATGAAAATAGGAATAGCTATAAGGGATGTGTCAGAGATTACCGGTAAATGGCACGTGAAGATTTACGTGTCATCCAAAGGTTCTAACACTGTATATATACCAACCGGCATATACGTTAGATCCAACGAATTCGATGATGCGAATGGAGAGGTCGTAAATATCCCGCTTGCATCCATGTATAACGCCCAGATAGCAGACAAGATTGCAAGATATAAAAAAATAATATTCCAATTTGGCGATATAATCAACGACTATCCCGCAAAAAAAATAAAAGAAATTATTACTAAAAGCGAGAAAAATAAAAAAAATGGCCTCGTAAGTTTTATTAGCGTGGCCAACGATTATATATCTGAATTACACAAAGAGGGTAGAGAGGGATATGCCACAACGTTAGAATCGACCAATAATGTGTTGAAAAAGTATTTCAAATCAAAAGATGTTTACTTTATAGATTTAGATTCAGATTCTATAGCTGAATTTAAAAGAAATTACGTGAAAAATACAGGGAAAGAAGTAACAGCAAATAAACACCTTCGAAATATAAAGAGAATTTATAACTTGGCCATAGCAAAGCGATTGATCGACAAGGAATCTTACCCGTTTGACGCAATATCTATTCCATCAGACTATAATGCTAAAATAAGAAAACTAGACGCTGAAATCATAAAAGTAATATACAATGAATCTGGAATTGGCAGAGATTTTTTTATGCTATCTTTTTTCTTTTGCGGAATGAATCTAAAGGATATATTTGAAATGGAATATTTTCCCGATATTATAGATATAGACCGGGCAAAAACAAGCCGTACCGCTAGATTTGTCCATTTAAGACTCTCGATTCCGGCAGAAGCCAAAGAAATACTTGCAAGGTACGCGGATCCAAGTCGACAAAAAATGATACTTACTCAATTTTCACATGAACGTTACCTTAATCATCGCATAAACGACGACCTGTACGCTATCGCTGCCAAGCATGGATTTAAAAGATTTAGTTTCACGTACGCTCGACATTCGTGGGCCACTATTGCTGGAAGACTTCGAATATCAGATGATGTTATAGACAAGGCCCAAATGCGTTCCGTAACCGGGGAAATGATCGAGAGATACAGGGAATATGATTTTTCCCAAGTGGAAGAAGCTAATAGGAAGGTTATAGATCATACATTATATATGGTATAGATTATACTTAAATATATGCCTGATTCGGCAAGGCTTGTTTAATACAATAAATAATATATCATATTGATATATTTGTATTAAATTATTATCTTTGTATTGATAATAATTTACTTAGATATGCTCACGGTAAAACAAGAAGCTTTTTGTAATTACTACATTGAAACTGGTAACGCTTCCGAGGCGTACCGGAGGGCTTTTTGTTGTCAAAAAATGCAAGAAAAGACGATCTGGGAAAGAGCCTCTGTATTGTTGGCGAAAGACAAGGTTAGAACAAGGGTAAAAGAATTACAAGAAGAATTGAAGGGAAAGTCTGATTTAAGTAAAGAGAGGATTCTACATGAACTTAAATGTATCGTTAATGCCAAGATTTCTGATTACGTGGAATTAAAAAACGGTGTGCTTAAATTTAAAGATTTTGACGAACTAACAGAAGAACAAATTAAGGCAATAGAAAGCGTTAAAGAAGGTAGAGCGGGTATTGAATTAAAACTACACGGGAAAGCATGGACGATAGAACGCATTTGTAAAATGCTTGGGTATGATGCTCCTGAGAAAACGGAAACTAGTATATCTTTTGCGAGGCCGTTATCGAGAGAGGACAGGAAGAGGATAGACCTTGAACTTGAAAACAATTACTGATGACAGAACAAGAGTATATGCAATACAAGCTCACGGGGTCAATATTAACCTTTACCCGGTATTTCTTCAAAAAGAGATTTGGACGAAAATTTGTGGTGGGGGAACACCATAAAAAAATATGTGATACTCTCGATCGAGTTTTAAAAGGCGAATTCAAGCGTGTAATTATAAACATGCCCCCTAGATATGGAAAGACGGAAGTATGTGTAAAAAATTTTATAGCAGCAGGTTTAGCTATAAATCCATCTTCTAAATTTATCCACCTATCTTATTCAGATGATCTCGCCCTTGATAATTCGGAAGAGGTGAGAGAATTCGTGAAATCGGAGGAGTATCAATCCGTGTTTCCTTACGTGCAGATAAAGAAAACTAGTGATGCCAAGAAAAAATGGTATACCACATGTAGTGGTGGCGTGTATGCTACAAGTGCGGCGGGACAAGTTACTGGATTTGGAGCTGGAAATGTTGATGATGAAGAGTTGATAGATGAAGTATCAAATTTGGGACACGGCATAAAACCTCTTTTTGCGGGAGCGATAATAATTGATGACCCGATCAAACCGGAAGACGCTACTAGCACGACCGTGCGGGAAAGGGTCAATAATCGATTTGACAGCACTATTGTAAATCGTGTGAATTCTCGTAATACCCCGATAATAATTATAATGCAAAGACTTCACCCCGAAGATTTGTGTGGTTATTTGATCGATAGGGATGGGAGTGAATGGTATGTTTTATCTCTTCCAGCTCTATATTTTGACGAGAATGGTAAGGAATGCGCTCTATGGCCATTCAAGCAAACCGTGGAGGAGTTAAAGGATCTACGTAAGAAAAACGAAATGGTGTTTGACACGCAATACCAACAAGATCCACAACCGAAGGAGGGGCTACTATTCCCGAAATCAGAATTGCATTTTTATAATCCTACCGTTGTTGACTTGTCTAAGGCTGATTATAAAATAATATGGGGAGATCCAGCTGACAGGGGAGATGATTTCGCTTGTTTTGTCGGTTATGTCATGGATGGGTATGTTTACGTGCCAGAATTCTTGTGTAACAATAACGGGTTAGACTACATGATTCCGGCAGTATCAGATATGGCAATAAAGCACAATCCAACAGATATGTGTTTGGAAGGTAACGGGGGATGGATACAAACTTGCAAAGATATACGAAACAATATTCAGGATAGGAATAGTGATATCCGTGTCCTGATATACAAGGAGAAGGGGAATAAAGAAGAGAAAATAAGTGGCCAAGCGTATTTCATAATTAATAGATTTTATTTTAGAAATGACTATGTGAATTTCCAAGAATATGACTATGCTATGAAACGATTGACTTCTTATTTGAAAAATGTCAAGGATCAAAAAGATGATGTTCCAGATGTATTATCTTCAGCGAGCAAGTATTTAAGAAGAAATATTTTAAGAGAATAATTATGGGGGAATATAAATATGTTGAAATAAGATGTCCATCCTGTGGAAGATTGATAGGTAGAATGTCCACTATGAATAAAGGAACTTGCGAGTATGTTTGTAGATGTAAAAATAAATTTTACACGATAAATGCAGAGGTGTGTCAATACCCCACAGAAAGAGTAAAACAAATATTTAATGATAAGAAATATGAAATTCCCGTGGTTTAACAAGAAAGGCGTGAAAAATAGCATTATCAGGGATAAGGATAATAATGTTATTGTTGTTGCAAATAAAGATATAGAGTCATATTTAGGCGTTTTCAGTCCCGCTACTATAACTAATAACGTGGTCACTTTATTTAACGAGATTTCGGAGGTTGCTTTCCCTGTTATGGCAATTGCGAATAGAATAACCAACGGACGCTTTCAGTTGAAAGATAGCAAGACGGATGCAGTTATTTATAATAACGAGTCAATCAACAAATTTTTATCAAGACCAAATCCATTACAGACATTTAATGAATTTATTCAGCAAATTGAAATATACAAGCTAGTTACAGGACAATCTTTCGTGTATTCAAATACCGGGGATTTTATTGATCCAAAAATGAGGTGGAAAATGACAGACGAGTATGTAGTGTTGCCATCTCAGGATGTTCAAATCATATACAATCAACGTGTAAAATTGTTATCCGCTCAAAATGTTACCGATATTATAGAAAAGTTTAGGTTTTCAGGAGGAAATTCCCAAGTAGATATATCCCCGTCAAATATTCTCTACTTGAAAGATACTTCTATCGGCAGAGGGTGTGACCATATCGGGGGTATGTCTCGTCTTGAACGATTGAAATACCCGTTATCTAATCTTATTTCCGTATACGAGGCTAGAAATGCCATTTACGTGAAAAGAGGGGCTATCGGGGCGATCGTGAGTAATGTTAAAGATGATTCGGGGTACGTTCCTTTAACTCCGAGAGAAAAAGAACAACTTTTAGAAGATTACCAGAGCACATACGGGTTGTCAATTGAAAAACACCCGACAATGATATCAACACTTCCGATTGGTTTTGTTCGTTTCAACTTATCTATACAAGAGTTACAACCATTTGATGAAACTTTGCTTGATGCCATCACTATTGCTGGGGCGTATAATGTTCCAGCCGTATTGATCCCAAGAAAAGATCAATCAACATTTTCTAATCAAGATACTGCCGAGAAATCTCTTTACGAGAATGTCGTTATCCCTGAGGCTAATAACTTGTGTTCTGCGTTAAATACTTTTCTTGGACTTGAGAATGATGGTATGTACTTGAGTGTTTCTTTTGATCATATCCCGGTATTGCAGCCAAACGCTAAAGAAGAAGCTGATGTGAAAAAGATTATCTCGGAAACTTGCAAGTCTAATTTCTTGGCTGGTATAATAACTTTGAACGAGTGGATCGCACGAATTGGAAGCGATAAGGTGAATAATTCAATGTACAACAAAAGAATATTTGAAATGTCTGATGAAGAGCTTAATAAAATAGAGAGATTTATAAAATAGAATATTGATTTCAATATAAATTTTATTACATTTGTATTGAAAAGAACTCCAAGAGGGTCAGTATATCGTAAGTGGTATACCGACCCTCTTTTTTATTAAAATGTTTTGGAAATGGAAATAATAAACAAGAGTATTGCGACCAAAACTAACGACGTGGACGAACAAGGACGGGTCGTTATCGCTGTTAATGCGATCGGGAATGAAGATGCTGATGGTGATATATCGATGCCCGGTTCGTTTAATAAGACGTTGAAAGAAGATTTCGCTCGTTTGAAATGGTTTTTGAATCATGATCCATGCATTCTTCTCGGTGTACCAATTAGCGGGGAAGAAAAAGACAATCTCGTGCAAATGACTTCTCAATTCAATATGAAGAAACAGATTGCTCGTGACACGTACGAGGATTACAAGCTATATGCAGAACATGGGCGAACTTTAGAACATTCGATAGGTGTTAATGCTATCAACAGGAATAAATCCAACCCAAAGGAAGTGCTGCAATGGAAGATGTGGGAATATTCAACCCTCACGAATTGGGGTGCTAACGATAGGACACCACTTCTTGATATCAAGAGCATGGATAAGATGACCGCGGTTGAGCAGGTAGATTTCTTGAAATCAGCGTTGTCAATGAAATACTCTGATGAAAAGATGAAGTATATCGAGCGATCCATTGATTTGATTCGTAAAGCTATCGTGGGTGAAATGATCGTGAAATGCCCTCATTGCGGGCTTGTATTTGATTACAATTCCGTTCCTGAATACACGTTGCAACAACAAGTAATAGATGTCGTGAATCAATACGCCGGATGGCTCGTTGATGATATCGCTTACGAGGAAGTTCAAAAACTTGAAGAGAGCGTAAGAAGTGAGGTTATGGGTATTATTGAATCTAGGAAGTCGATCGAGGAGATCATGACTCATGTTCGATGTCCCAAGTGCTATAGTCGTGTGACTAAATCAAATCTAGTATTGAAAGAAGATAAACCCAAGTTTTCATTGAAAGACTTGGTAAAAAAAATGAAATAACAATAACCCAATTTTAAATTTTAAGACGTATGAAAAATTTGTTTAAGAAGCTAGGACAATGTTCTAAAATTAAATTATTCGCATTTGGCGTGTTAGCGATAGCTTTTGCCGCTTGTTTCTTTGTTGACATGGGAAGTGGTATTGGCATGCTAGCCGCGGCACCAATTATTACATTGGCAAAGAAGGATTCTAGAATGTCAGCAGAGGAAGAGGAGTTTTTGAATAAAATTGAAGGCCCTCTTAATGAGGCTTTTGATAATTTCAGTAAGGGCTTCATCACGGAAGAAAGACTTCAAGGCATCATTGAAAAATCGATGACTGATTTTATCAATAAAAATAAAGACAAAATGCCAGCAGATGATTTAAAGAAATCTTTAGATGACATGCAAGAAACCGTGAAAACGGTAGTGAAAGAAATCCAGAAAATGAAAGATGGGGGTATTACACTAGGGAATGGGTCCATGATCGAGAAGGCTATTGACGAGATTATTGATAATCCCAAAATGGTTGATTTTATTAATAGTAAGTCAAGAACAACGGGTAAAATTCCGTTCAATATCAAGGGAATTGTTTCCTTGGAAAACAACTACGAGGGGAATTTACTCACGACACAGCAAACCGGTAGGGTAATAGTAGATGTTAACGAACGCCGGATTAACGTTCGTGATTTGATGACCGTTGATCAGGGAGATCCCGAGTTTACATCAATCGCTTACGCTAAAATCATTGATCTTGACAGGAATGCCGTAGCTGTTTCTGAGAACGGGAGATTGCCAGAGAGTGCTTTCAAAATGAAGGAAGAAACAGCCAATATCGCCCGTATTGGTACTCACGTGAATATTTCCAAGCGACTTCTCAAATCACGTCCATATCTTCGTTCTTTCTTGATAAACCGTTTGCCTAAATGGGTAAGAATGGCAGAGGATTTTCAAATCTTGTTCGGTGATGGAACGGGAGATAATTTACTCGGTATTGTTGGACAGTCGAACGATATTTCAAAATGGCTGACAGCAGTGGTTGCCAAAGGGGAAGCTGGATCGGTTGAGAGTGTTGAATCATATAACAAGGGAGAACAAACAATGATCACGTTCAGTAAACCATTCGACAAGATCGAGGAAGGAATGTTGATCAAGTTTACGGGCGCACCAGAAGTAACAAGCGGCACGGCAAGCAAGTTGAATAGTGAGAATATGATGCACAAGCATAATGATCGTAAAATAATGATTAACGTTCCTTATGCTGATATTGTTCCGCAATCTGCCGGCAAGCTTTCAGAATCTGAAATTGCCGCCTTGAAATTCGAGGTTAAGAATAATTTCTTTAACACCGTGGAAGATCCAAACTACGGGGATGCTATCAACGCCGTGATTGCTGTGTTAACGTATGGCGAATTTACTCCCAATGTAGTTGCATTGAACCCGTCAGACGTGTTTATGATTCAAACGTTGAAAGATACCTCTGGCAGATCGCTTGATCTTATAACTGGAATTGATGGCACGAAGAGAATTTCCGGCAGGGTGATCGTGGAAACAACTATTGTTCCTCCTGGCTACTATTTCATCGGCGATATGGCAAATGCGGCAGCGTTAGTGGATTACACTTCCTTGTTTATCGAGTTTGCCGAAGACATTGAGAGTAAATTGACAAATCAAGTTACCGTGATCGCTCAAGAAGAGGTGTTGATGCCTGTATATAACCCGTTCGCCTTTGCTTACGGGAAGTTGGATGATGTGCTTGCCGCAATCACGAAAAAGAAAGATTAAAAATCACGAAGGGGGAACTCCCCCTTCCTTTAATATTTACCTATGGAAAAGAGAGTAATTATAGAAGGTGACGAAAAAGTAGTAAACGTGATCATGAAGGAAAACAAAGTTAGAGTTTCACGGGGACTGGTGAAGTTTACCCCGGTTGCGCCTGGAGAGAAGGGTAAAGGGAAAATTGAAGAGGAAGAGGAAGAGAAAGGGAATCGTGGCAGGTCTTCACGGGGAAAATCAACCGAAATAACTGATAAATAATAGATCATGTTAATCAACGAGGAATATTTTAAAGGCGAGATCGTTATATCGAACTTGAATAGCGTCGGTAATGGGATCAGTAGCCAGATAGCGAGTTCTAACCTGGAATTGCTTCTGTTTTTTATTGACAAATACGAGAAGCGTTTTCTTGTTTCTTTGCTAGGTCGAGATCGTGCGGATGAATTTTACAAGGAAATAGAAAAGGGGGAATTATCGGGTAAATGGTTGGACCTTAAAAATAGGCTTGTTGATGAAACGTTGAAAATGTCCCCGATAGCCAATTACGTGTATTACTGGTATCGACGTTGTAACGTGTCTGTAACAACTGATATTGGAGAGATGGAAACGGATTCGGATAACTCGGTGAGGGTTTCCCCGGCTTTAAAGATGTGTAGGGCGTGGAATGAAATGGTGGATTGGGTGATTGACATTCAAAAGTGGATGAAGTCGACAGGTAGTTTTAATTACCGGAATATCGACGTGAATTTACTTAAACGGATAAATACGTTCAACCTATGATAGTCGTGGAGGATATATTGAGTGAAGTGGTAAAGAAATCCTCTGTGGTGGTTGGATTTGAATTATCATTTCAGTATGGGACACTCCGTGAAATAGTAGAAAACTTGAACACGTTGGGTAAAGGAGGCAAAGTGAAGTATCCTCTAGTAGCGTTAATAGAGCCGTTCAAACAAAGAATAACCGATGATGGTGCTAGATCGAGTTTGAGGCTCTTGATCGCAACCATGACCAAGAAAACATTGAAAGCGGACGAGAGGCTTGAGCAGAATTATAAACCCATCTTGTTTCCGGCTTACGAGGTTTTAATTGGTGAAATAAAGAAGGTGACAATTTCTTCAACACTGGACCACACGCTTATTAACCACTTTGAAATGGGGAGAGAATCTTTACAAGGATATGACAAGGCGATACTTGATGATCATATAGACGCTATCGAGATAAACGACATGAACGTGCTTTTTAGGGAGAATAAATGTAATAATCTAACAAAAAATTTTTAATATGAACGAGATAAACAAACCGCAATGCGGGCAAAATAACGGAAATACCGGGGTTCCTGAATGTGATTTTCTACCCGGGCGAGTGATCGGGATCATATTGACTGGTAAAGGCAAAGAGTATTCAGGCGAGGAAACCGATGATCTTATAGAGACGTTAAAAAAGGCGGCACAAGGTGCGGCCAAGGATAGGGTTTATCCGATCTTCCGGTTCGGGACGATAACAGACAATAGCGAAGATCCGGCGGCCGAATCTCTTGGTATCGGGTACACGAAAACATTGAATGACGGTGCTTATAACTGGACATTCCCGTTGGTAAATGGGACCGCGTGCTATGCCGCAAATCTTCGTAAATTTAACGGTGACAAGTATAACGCTTTCTTGGTTCTTGACAATGGATTGGCGGGTGTAAAAACCAAATCGGGAGGTGTTCGTGGTTTCACCATGTCGCAATTCTACGTGCCAAAACCAGTATGGGCCGGAGACACTACAATAACCCGGTATAACGTGACCATATCGTTCCCTAATCCTTCCGAGTTCGTTGATTCGTTAGCTTACATTCAAACTACTGATAATATAGAATACGAGATTCGTGGGAATCGGGAATGCGAGATGATCCAGAAATCGGCAACGGCGGAATCCGTTACCGTGGACATCGTGAACAAGTGTAGCGGGCAATCAATATTGAGTGTTTACGGTGATGAATTAGCCGACGAGAGTTTATGGGGGCAGGGAGTAGCCGTAACAGCGGTGGCGCTCGCTTCTGGTTTATTGAAGTTTACCGGAACGTTCAAGAACGGGGACAAGATCGCCCCGGTTGGCGTGGCTGAACTTGCCACGGCTGGCGTTGGAGGCTCCCCGGAGTACGGGATTGAAATCACTCCACTAACGGTAAAAATCCCGTGATGGATTCGATAAAGGTAAACGGCGGGAGTTTTAAACTTACCGCCGTTTTGTCTTATTCTAGCGAAGATGCATTCGTTGAATATTACAATAATGTTTTCTCCACGTGGTTAACGGAGGACAAAAGAAAAGCCACGTTAAGGGAGGTATACAAGATCGCTCACGATATGAAAAAGTACGACAATGACACCAAGGGAAATGCTCGAAAGATTTCAAAGTCTGGACGTGGATCGGGCGATAAAGATGACAATAGGTCAGACGAGAGACCTGATAATCGACAGGAATCAAGATCAGTTGATGCAGGGGATTCGTTCTGATGGGACCGAGATAACCCCGGCGTACACGTATTTTACAAGAGAGAAGAAAAAAGAAAAGGGAAGAGACCCGGACATCGTGACTTTATACGATACCGGGGCTTTCTTCCGTGATATGTTCGTTGACGTGGGGTCGGACGTGATAGAGATTGACAGCATGGATAACAAGAGCGAAGAATTGAAAGACAAGTACGGGGAGAAGATATTCGGTTTATCCGGTGATTCGAGACATCGGTACGTGAGTGACGCCATGCCCGTTTTGATTGAAAAAATAAAGGAAATTCTAAAACTATGAGTTGTGGTTGCCAAAACAAGATTTATTCAAAAGATTACGAGAGGGTTAAAAAACTCGCTAAAAAAATGGCTTCGATCGATCAAAAAGCCTATTTCATATACAAGAACAAGGATAAATACGATTTTCAAGCGGTTTACCCTATATCTGACAGGATTCTTGAAGCGTTGGAGTTTGTACTACCGGTGTGATGAATTATTACTGTACAGGTTTATAAAATGCCTTAACGGGGATTTAAGCGCTCTGAAGAAGGTTAGATTCGTGCCTAAATCGTGGGTGAAAGAGGCTTGGACATCAATAAACGAGGAATACGCTAGGGATATTGATAACAACAAGTACGTGGAATTGACGAAATCGCTGAAAGATATTTTCCGTGATTCACTAAGGCTGATGATCGCTGATAGTTGCGTGCAAGTTTTATTGAACAAGCATAGCGAGAACGCCGCCGGGGTTCTGCGAAATCTCGGGTACAAGTACAAGTTTGATCCTGCAAACAGAGAACAATACCACAAGGATCTTGCTAGGGTCATGAAAAACTTGAAGATGCTGAACATGGAGCTGGAAGCGAATAAAAAAGCCTACGCCACGAAGACAACGGTCAGGCAGGCGAACAAGGAGCATATCACGGAAACGCTCGTCTCCCTTTCCAAGTTCATGAATTACCGGATTGATCCAATGAAAGTGACCGTTAGGGAGTACATCAATATCATGAATCAATACAAGTTAGAAATCGAAATAAACTTGAAACAATGGCAACAGAAAAAATAAACGAGATATTCGATATAGAGGCGATAAATAAACAAGTGCAGGCCGTCAAGGCTGGAATTGAAAGCACTTTATCCGACATGGAGAAATTCGCTAAAAAAGCTTCGGATTTGAATAAAACGATAGAGCAATCAGGGTCGTTCAAGGAAGTAGCTGATGCTACCGATAAAGTGAGGAAAGCGCAAGAGGAATACGCCAAACAGGTAGACAAGTTGAACGCTCTCAAGAAACAAGAGACTCAGTTAAACGAGAGGCTGGCGAAGACGCAGCAGGATATGTTAGCCAAGATTGCCGAGTTACAGAAAAGGATTGACGAGGAAACCAATGCTCTTAACAACCGAACAAAGACCATGAAAGATGATATGGCCCAGTCTCAGGCTAATATTAACCAAAAGAAAAACGAATCTAAAGCAGCTATAGATAACTCTAATGCGATTAAAGCTGAGGCTGACGCTTACCGGGAGGCTGTCGATAGGATTAATGACAATATTGGAAGTCGAAGCGAAAACATTAATCTTTTGTTGCAAGAGCAAACTGTTCTAGCTAACCTAAAGTCAGAGATTGACAAGTTAAACAAGATTGAAAAACAGAATGGGAAATTAACTCAAGAACAGAAGAATCAAAGAATAGCTCTTGTAAGTGCGCAACAAGAAAGCAAACAAGCAATATCTGAATTGTCTAGCGCCATTAAGAATGATGTTAAAATGAATCAAGCTGCCAAAGGTTCTATGGATGAAATGGAACAAGCAGTAGGCAGAATGAAGAAGGTTTATAGATCATTAGGTGATGACATACGTAATTCCCCGTTTGGTCAAGAATTGCTTGCGCAAATAAACGCTACTGACGAAAAATTGAATGAATTAAATGCTTCTATCGGCAACCACCATAAGACCATTGGGGATTACGAGGGGGCTATTAAACGAGTGATTGCAAGTCAAAATCCCTTTATCGGTCAGTTAATTGACATTACTGGAAATTCTAAAGGCGTTGCCGGAGGTTTTTCTGCAATGGTTGGTGGGGCAAAAGCGTTTGGGAAAGCGTTATTAGGCTTACTTGCTAATCCGGTTGTAGCTATTCTTGCTGCTATAGCCTTGGCTATTGGTGTTTTGGTAAAAGTCATGAAATCTAGCGAGGAGGCAACGGCTCGATGGAATGCTGTTCTTGCTCCATTGACCCGTGCGTTTAATTTCTTTTTGAGTATTGTTCAAAAAGGAGTTGGCTTTATATTATCCCTTGTTGAAGTTCAGATGAAATTACTTGGATCTTTAGCAAAATTAGCCGAGAAATTACCCTTTGTGGGGAAATACATAAAAGAAGTGAACGATGCCAATCGGGAAGCTATTGAAATAGAGAAAGCGAAGTACGAGTTAACCAAGCGAACCCGTAAATTCAACGAGGAATCAGCCGAGGCAGAACTAAAAATTTCTGATTTAAGAAACAAAGCCGCCCAGAAAGATAAGCACACGACGGAGGAAAGAATTGCTTTTCTTGATGAAGCTGTTGCTATAGAAACTAAGGTGGCAGAAGAAAGAAAGGCTATTGCAGAAGAAAATTTGAGGATACTTGAAACAGAGGCTAATTGGGCTGACAATGATGCAGCAACTAATGATAAACTTTCCGAGGCAAAGATTGCGGTAACTAGGGCAACTATAGAATTGAATACTAAGACCCGAGAATTGAATGCGCAAAGAACTGAAGCAATTAATAAAATGAAGGAAGAGAAAAAGGCTGAAGATGAGCTTGTGAAGTCTCGAAAAGCTGCCCAAGTATCGCTAATGAAAGAAGGTATCGACAAACAACTAGCCCAGATTAACGCAAATTACGACGGTCAAATAACGTCTCTTAAGACCAAGTTACGAGAGGAGACAACCCTATCCAAGAAAGCTCAAGAAGAGATAAATCGAACTATTATTTTACTCGAACAGAACCGGGAGAAGGACATCAAGAAAACTCGTGAAGACTTTAATAAAGAAGTCTTGAAAATGAATACTGATGCTCAACGACAACTTGAAGATATTGTAACGTCTCTAATGAAAGAAGGACAGGAAAAGCAAATAGAGATCTTGAACAATAGCTACGACCGACAAGTCGAAGATTTGAAACTTCGATTAGCGCAAGAAAAAAATTTGACTGAAGAAGCTAGAAAATCTATTAATAATACTATTGTTGCTCTCGAACAAAAAAGGCAACAAGATATTGAGAAGATAAATTCATCTTTCTCGGTGAAGAGAATAAAAGACGAATCGTTGATGATCCGGCAACAGGCGTATATGGCAGAATCGGAAGAACTGAAAGCTTTAGCAGATCGCTATAATTCAACGAATATGACAAAGGAACAATTCGAGCAGGAAAAACTTGAAATTTCCCGTAAGTATAATAAATTAGCTTTTGAAGGTGATATTTCCACATTAGAAGACATTGTGAAAAATTCCGGCTTGCAAGGAGAGGAGTTGAAGAATATCGAGAAGGAACTTGCGCAGAAAAGAGTTGAGTATAACCAGTGGGCAAACCAGCAAATAATAGATAACGACACTAAGGCTGCCGAAAAAAGAAAGGAGTTGGAGAAAGAGTTACAAAACCAAAGAATTCAACTGATTGGGGAAGCGTTGTCTACGGTAGCTTCTGTCACTAATTCAATGTTTGAAAGAAGAGTTCAACAACTTGATTCAGAGATAGAAAAAATTGAAGAGCAAAAAAATGCTGAAATAGAAGCTATTACTCAATCTGGATTAAGCAACGAGGAGATGGAGGCAAGAAAAATGGCGATAGAAGCAAGAGCGGCAGCGCAGACAGATAGGTTGGAAAAGCAAAAGAAAAAGACGCAAAAACAACAAGCAATAACGCAAAAAGCAACAGCTTTAATGGAAGTAGCGGTAGATACAGCTAAGGGTGTGGCAAAAGCTGTTGCGGAATCACCTCTTACATTTGGTATGCCGTGGTCTGCTTTTGTTGCTGCCACCGGAGCATTACAAGCCGCTGTTATCGCCGCCCAGCCAATCCCTAAATACGCCAAAGGTACCGAAGATCACCCCGGAGGATTGGCCATTGTCGGTGATGGAGGACAGAAAGAGGTAGCTATACTGCCGGACGGAGGGGGTTACGTGACTCCTAGTATCCCCACGCTTGTTGATTTGCCTAAAGGAACAGAGGTATTACCTAGTGTGAATGAGGCTTTGATGTCGATAACTAAAGCCCCGAGACTTGATACAAGTATGCCTACCTCAACGGATCGAATTGAAAAACGCATTGACACGCTCGAAGGTGTCTTAAAAGATGTTGTTCGGGCAATAGAGAAAAATCGCTCACAAATTAGTGTCACTCTCGATCAAAACGGCACATGGAAGGTGTACGATCAAAAGAAAGGACTTGACGAATATTTAAATAAAAATTTGCGTATTCAAAGATAATTTGTATGTTTGCTGGAAATTTTAAAATATTATGTTATGAGGACGTTGTTTGTTAGTTTAAGCGTATTGTTGTTTCTTTTCTCATGTAGTAAATCTCCAGAAGAGACTTCTCAATTCTTAATCCAAGATTATTTAAAAAATACTATGAAAGACTGGGGAAGTTACGAGTCAGTAAAATTTGGTTCTTTAGATAGTGCTTTTACTATTTATACTGACACTCAAGAATCTATTTTTGAAATGAAAAAAATTGATTCCATAAATAATATTTCAAGCGACTTCCAAAATAGAGCAAATGAGAATATCAGTGCAGCTTTAAAAGTTGAATTGCTTGATAGTGCGATATTTTATAATGAGATGGGGAAAAAACTCCTTAATGAATATAATCACAAATTAAAATCTTTTAAAGGAGAATTTAATGGATGGAAAATGAAACACACTTTTAGAGGAAATAATTCTTATGGTGCCAAAACGATAGAAACTATGTTGTTTTATTTTGACAAGGACATTACACGGATAACATCTTCATACAATCAAAACGACTGATGTTGTAAGAGAATATAGACTATATTTAGAAAATGAAGCTATATTTATACTTCTGATGAAAATGATGATTGGTGATTACTACTAACTTTCAACATAAATCCCCGCCTTATGATAAAAAAGGCAGGGATTTTATTTGTATCGTAAATTTTATTTTTTTAAATTCCTTGTTATATTAATATATTTTTACAATATTGCATTGCCCAATTATGTTGAATGTATTATGAATCCTTGTCCGTAGTGTAATCTGCAAAAACAGGTTCCGGTTTTCAGCATCCGGTGGGCGCACTAGGAACAAGGATTCGCCATTTTTATTTATGGACTTTAAAGATTCAATAAAACAGATTGCCGAGCGTGTTGAGAAACTAAAAGACAACATCAAAACGGAGGAAGCAACTAAAAATGCTTTAGTTATGCCATTTATTCAAGCATTGGGATATGACGTGTTTAATCCTTTCGAGGTTGTTCCGGAATTTATATGTGATATTGGCACAAAAAAGGGAGAGAAAATAGATTATGCTATAATGAGAGATGGCGACCCCATCATATTGATTGAATGCAAGCATATAGAAGAAGAATTGAATTCTCATGATAATCAATTATTGAGATACTATCACGTGTCTTGTGCTAAATTTGGAATATTAACCAATGGCATGGAGTATCGATTCTACACGGATTTAGACGAGCCAAACAAGATGGACGAAAAGCCATTTTTGGTATTGAATATGCTTGATCTAAGAGATTCGCAAATAGAGGAGGTAAAACAATTCCATAAATCCTATTTTGACGTAGAGAATATTGTAAATGCCGCTAGTGAATTGAAATACATGAAGGGATTAAAAGATATTATTAAACAAGAAATAGAATCCCCTAGCGAACCTCTCGTAAGATTGTTGGGAAAACAAGTGTATTCTGGCTTAATGACAGCTAAAATTCTCGAGCAATTTACAGATTTAACCAAACGTTCTTTCGCTCAAGTTATAAGTGATATTATTACCGATCGTTTCAAAACGGTATTAAATAAAGAGAAAGAGATAGACAAAAAACAGGAGGATATTCAGCAAACATCAGATCAAGTAACCGACAATAATGACGACAAGATCGTCACGACAGAAGAGGAGCTTGAATCTTTTCACATAGTTAGAGCAATGTTGCGTAAATATGTGAATGTAGATCGAATTGTTTATCGAGATACTCAAACATATTTTGGAATATTGTTAGATGATAACAACAGGAAAACAATATGTAGAATGTATTTTAATACGAGTAAAAAGTATATTGCTATTTTAGACGAAAACAAGAAGGAAGTAAAAAATTTACTTGAATCCATGAATGATATTTATAATTACGAAGAAGCTTTGGTTGAAGTTATAAATAGATATGATGGGAATAAGAAAGAATAATAACAATAATCCCCCGGCTTGATAGGCGGGGGATTATTGTTATTTACAGCCCCCAAGTATTGTGTCCTTAAAAGCGTCCACGTATTTTAAGTATTCTCGTTTAGATATAAAATGAATATATACATCTCTATCTATTTTAAACTCTAGTGGGGTATTAATGATGTCACTGATGTCATGAGATTGTGTATAGCGGTCGAACATTCTTGAAAATAATTGACTCCTGTATTTTTGGGGTGTAATGCTTCTATTCCTCCTGTCTACATCATGTATATCATCGCAATAAAAATATAATATAGTTTCAGGATTATCGTTTAAAACTCCTGCTATAAAATTAGATATGTCAAACAAGACGTTTGGACTTGTTGGGGTATTACCGGAAACTCTTTCTAGGGAAATATCTAAAATTTCAATGCTACCCAACAATTCCTTAACATCATCAGGCAGCATTTCTCTGTTAAAAGATTCTATTCGTACAAGATATTCGTTGCCATTAACGGCACGAATTGGATAAGTTACTTTCATTTACTACTTCTTTTTCGGGAAAAAGAAATCTTTTTTATTGCGCAAATCCTCAAGTTGAGCCATTTTTCTCTCTCTCAACTTGTCTAAAAAGTTGGCTAAATCCTTGGAAGGCTTCTCGACAACTAACGTTTCTTGTGTGTATGATTTCTGTTTCATAATAATCCTCCTTTCTTGTAGAGGGGTATTAAATTATAATTGCATCATCATTGACACAGCAAAGATAAAAACAAATAAATTAATAATCAAGAGCAACAATAGTAAAATCATTATATATATGTATATTAATATTATTAGCTTGTATAATATTAATAGCAATACCTACATGATCAACAAGTGTTTTGTTTTATAATTTCACCTCCAACTCCCTCCTTGTTAACACAAAATACAAGTTTTGTAGTTCGTGTAAAAAAGCAATAGGTAGGTGCAGAATAGATATTACAGGATGAAGTCCTTCCGTAAAATCATTTATGTTAGTAGATATAGTAATTTTTACTTCTTTATCAATATCTATCATGACATAAAGCCAATCATCAATTATTGTTTTCGCTTGATTGTTGTTTATTTCAAATCCGCATTTTTCAAGTATTTCTTTCGTGATCGGGATTGGGGTAATTTTGCTGCATTTATTTGTCGTTTCATGTTGCATAGTGTCTAATATGGTATTGGCATCTACTTTACGATATTCTCCGTCTTGCAAGTAATAGTTACCAATTCGTAGTTCATTCGATTTCATTATGATTTACTTTTAGTTTATTATATTTTCCCTGTTTTAATGTCATCTACCAACTGCTCCAAATCCTCCAAACTAGATACTTGCTTCAAATATCCATGTACCCGGAGGAAACCGATAATGTCGGATTCTTTTTTTTCGAATAGGTCGGTCAATTTCACTTCAAGAACATCGGCTATTTTTTTTAGAGTATCTAATTTCGGATTACCATTTAGTGCTGCATACAATGATTGGTATTGTATGCCGAGTTTCTTTGCCAAGGTTTGTTGGGTTATGCCTTTTTCTTTGCATAATTCTGCTACTCTCAACATATGATTATAGTGTTATATTATTTATTGGGTACAAATATAATGCATAATTATAAAATATCAAATTACACTGCGAGAAAATAAATATTGTATATGATTGTGGTTTTATATTTATTTAACATGAATCATGTTGCAATATCATATTAAGGTCATATATTTGCAGTATTGTATATGACTAAAATATGATATGAATATGAAAACACTAAATAAAATATACGGAAAGAGAGAAATCATGTTAGTAGCACATTTTATCGCTAAAAGATTCAAGCTAACAATGAGTGATGCACTGAAAGATTCTTGGCGGTGGTTTAAATCCAATAGCTCGAATTTCACCTTTTACTTGAGTTCTATCATCAAGAATAGACGCAAACAAGTATTGAGTGACTTTAATTTGAAACGTGCAATCTTATCTCAACCAGTGGATACCGCCTCTACCTATAATTTCCAAAATCAAGTTTTCGACACGAAATATAATTGTTTATTCAGATAACACATAATACCATGAAACTAATCTTAGATAACGAAACATTGAGAGTTTACATGATCCCGTTTGCCGGAACCAGTGTACTATTGTTTAAACACAAGGACACGGGGAAAGTCTTTTTAGAATTTGATGCGAGTCGTGACAACGAGAAATCTGTTACAGAGTTTCTACATTCCCCGGAATACGATATGCTTAATTTAACTTTAGGATATACATTATGAATCAATTAACTAAACAAAGTAGCGACAGCGAAATCAAAGCTTATTTTAATGCTGTCTTGAAACTGACTAAGTCCAGCGAACAATTCCCGGTCAACTTGGAGGAGGTTTGGCCGTTGGTGTATTCGGAGAAAGGGAAAGCCGTGCGGTCCCTACAAGACAATTTTATTGAAAACGAAGACTACAAAGTTTTTGCCCAAAATGGCAAAAACTCAAATGGAGGAAGACCGATTAATGAATACAGGCTTTCTGTCTCTTGTCTTGAATACTTCATTGTTCGGAAAGTCCGTCCCGTCTTCGAAGTCTACCGTAAAGTCTTCCACAAGACAACATCATTCCAGTTAAACCCGACAGATCCTTCCATCGTGAAGGCGAAGATCATGGTTGCTAAATTCGCCATGAACACGCTAAACATGAACGATAGTTCAAAGCTATTACTCGTGAAGTCAATCGGTGATCCTCTTGGTCTACCATTACCAAACTACACGGAATCGGTCGATCAACTTCTCTCCCCAACCGAGTTGTTAAGCCGCATGGGAAATCCCATATCGACACGAGAGTTTAATCAAAAGATGATAGCCGCGGGATTACTAGAGGTAAAAGAAAGACCGTCCAGCTCCGGCAAGACGAAGACTTTCAAATCCCTCACGAAAGAGGGCATGAAGTACGGGGAGAATCAAGTAAATCCAAGCAACCCGAAAGAGACCCAACCGCTCTACTACGTTGGAATGTTTGAAAAATTGTTTGACATGGTAACGATGAATAGACAGATAGTATAGCCACCCCCTGTTTGTAAGCGAATCCCCGGTTCCAGTTATGGCCGGGGATTTTTATAGTAAACAATCTACAAATTATTGTTTAAAATAGGTAATAATTCATTTAACACACAACTTTTCAAGAGTGACTTCGTATAAGTAATACACGACGTGAAAATATCAAAAAACGATCGTTAAATGATATTCATTTTTTTTGCTTCCCCCCTGATATCACCTTGATCTTATCCTTCCCTTGATTTGTTGTATGTTACGAACAAAAATGCGCCAACATCGTGTAAGATTCTCCCACTATCAAAAAACGATCAATTAATGATTATGTTTTCCATCGTGCAAACGTTATAAATACTAACTCAACAAACTTGTGAAATGATTTACTACATAGGCCTGAACGGGGATGCAAAAATGTTTGCTCATAATTTTAATAATCAACGTGTTATAATATTCGTGTATTCGTCGGGAAAGATATTCGTGGGGGCGGATAATGGTTGCGTGATCAAGGAATATATAGATTCAGGGTACTTTAATAAATTCGTGAATTACTTGCAAAAACAAGGGATAAAAGTGGTATCTTTGCAATAAGAACTCCAAGAGGGTCAGGTACATTCACGTGTGCTTGATCCTCTTTTTTTATTAAAAGATAGTAATATGAACATTTTCCCGAGTAAATTCAGATTTCTGTTCGAACGTGATGGAATTCAATACGAGTGCAAGTATTCCCCGGACGAGTGGAATAATAACGTGTTAAACTGGAACAGAAGTTCGGACAGTGCCGGTATCATGATCAAATATTCCACCAGCTTTACTTTTATAAAAGAAGACGCGGACTACTTGAGAGATTGTTTTAATACTGATGGTGTTTTTGCAAAAGTGCGGTTTGTCGTGGAAGAATATGATTACGAAACTTTTAGTTTCAAACCTTATTATAGCGGGGATATTGATTTTTATTCTTACGAAAATTCAAAGAACAAAGTATCTATTGTCACTTCGGACATAAGTTACAAGGCGTCAATCGATGCGAATTTAGACACGACCTATGAAATTGATATTCCTAACGCATCTGATTTTGTCAGGTATGACGGTTTGAGGTTAAAAAATAGCATTAAGTTAACGACAGATATAAGTTTAGGGGAAGATCCATCTGTTTATTACTTGTATCCATCGATTTTCGTTATCGGGGATGAATCTTTTATCCCAACATTTCAGACTCAAAACATAGTAGAACAAAACAAGTTAGAATTAAATAATGACTTGTGGTTTTGCAAAGCGTTGAAATCTGTCCAAGCAAATGTTAGTATACAATATGAAATAGCTGTAAAAATTAAATCTATTGTACCTAAAGACCCGACTGTATCGATTGTCATGTATATTGGGTCTAGTATAAAGAGCGCAACAAGAACTGTTCTTGCATCTCACAAGTTTACTAGTGGGGGAGAGACGTATAATTTTAACGGTTCGTACAACTGGGACAATCTAAATATCACGAAAGGAGATCGGATGTTTTTCTTGATAGAAGGGGATGTTACATTTTGGACTGAATACATTAAAACTAATATTGATAATCCTGTTTATATAAGCTTGGATTACAATGATCGATCCGATGTGAAAAAAGATATTTTCGGGTTGCGCCCGTTGGATCTATTATCTAACTTGGTAAACAAAGCGACCGAGGGACAATATAATAAAATCAAATCCGATTTATTGACAATAGGAGAGGTTAGTAATATGCTTATCACGTCAGGAGATCTCATCCGTGGAACGTCAGGCGCAAAGATAAAAACATCCATTAAAGATTTCTTTCAAGCATTTAAATCCATGTTCGGTGCAGCCTACACGTTTAGAAATATTGATGGGGTAGAAACGTTGGAAATAGAGAATATAAACTATTTCTATGACCGAAACACGATGATCACGGAAGTAGGTGATATTAACGATTATTCAATGAAAGTGAAGGATAATGATATATACAACAAGCTTAAAATTGGATACGAGGATCAAACGTACGACGAGGTAAACGGGAAGAAGGAATTTAACACCACTTTGGAATTCTCGATAAATTCGAAACATAATGGAAAGGAATTGAATCTTGTCAGTCCTTATCGTGCGGATATGTACGGTATCGAGTTTACTATAATAGATTACGAGCAGCAAGAGACCACTGATAGTGATAATGATAATGACGTGTTCATTATTCATACAGGGAGTCAAATATCCGGTTTTATAAATGGATATTCTTTAAACCGTAACTATAAAATATTGAACATCGATAATTTTGCGGGGGATACCGCTTTCAACGTTTATTTATCTCCCAAGAGATGTTTATTACGTCAGATAGAATATATAAAAAGCTTGTTCATGTTTTCCGGGTCAATATTAAAATTCGCTTCTTCTCCAAAGGATTACAATGTGACATCAACAGGTAACATTATTGAACATTCGGATATAAATTTGGACGGATATAATTACTTGTTCAAACCGATCAATCATGAATTTGAAACGATAGTCCCTAGAAATATTTCTGAATTGATCGAGGAAGGATACAGGGGATATATAGCATTCATTAACGAAGGTCAAATATTAAAAGGATTTATAGAATCTATAAGCGAGAATCCGGGAAGGAATAAATCTCAGAAATGGAAATTAATCGAGTTGTAATATTGATTTCAATATAAATTTTATTACATTTGTATTGAAAAGAACCCCAAGAGGGTCAATGCACGCGCTAATCGTGTATTGACCCTCTTTTTAATTGAATATTATGGCATTGACGTTTCCCCGGCTGAACCCAATAGTGTTCAAAGAAGAAAATATTTTATACACGGAAAAATATAACACTCCTTTTATTCAAAAATGGGATAAAGGTGATTATATCGTTTTTCAAGCACATTACGGGGGAAGTATAGCAAGGGGAGAAGTGGAGGCGAGTATCGTGGACGATAATTTAAATGTCGTGCTTCAGTTTGATAGTACAATCATTAATATTAATAACTGGTATCGAGTTATTTTTAGGGGAAGTTGTAATTTGCCAGATGGCATATATAGAGTAAAATTGTACTCTACTGCCGGAAAGTTTACTTTTTATTCAAATTGTATACAGATTGGAACTTTCCCCGAAAGTTTGTTGCTAACATATACTTGTAAAACAAATAAATTTGATTGTATTTTTCGAGATTCTGAATACGCTTACTTTTTCGTGCTGCGAGTTGATGGAGGGGTTAAATCGTCGGATATAAGTTACAATTCGGATGATGTAATCTACACTTCGCAAGATAGAGTGGTATACTTGCTTGATTCTATCCCTTACACCGTAAGGAAATACACGTTTGGTAATTCATACGGTCTACCTTCTTGGTTGGCAGACAAGATTAACAGGTTGTTATCGTGTGATAGCATACTAATTAACGGGGTAAAAGTCGTTAAAAATGACGGGGCGAAACTTGAAGTTATTGGATCGGATGCTTACCCTTACGTGGGGTTAAATATTGAACTTTTAAGGCAAGAAGAAGGATATTCAGAAGGATTGTATTTCGATGAAGAAGAGATGATGCAGGGAGGAATGACAGTTGAGATGGTTGATTCTACCCCTTCTTATTCAATTTCTGCTCCAAGAACAGGAAGAATTCATATTGAAACATTTGAAAACACGTTCAACTAATGGCAACTGAAGATAATTTACGAGATAGGGCGAAAGAAATTAGAGGAGCTTTTGAACCTTCATCAGTCACGAACGAGGCTGTTGGCGGGCTATTGCTTGATATTATTAATTTCTTCATTGACTATGGTGGAAATGGTGGAGGAGGGGGAAAACCTGATGCTCGTTATTGGAGCAAGGAAGAGTTGAAGATGTTGGATCAATATTTGTATGTTTTAAATGACAAAATAAAGGCGTTATACGCTGATTCCGCAGGAGATTCAGAATTGTTTAAAGGTCATAAATGGGAAGATTATTTTGACCAACCCGTCCGCACTTACGACCCCGTAAAGTTCAATAGCGTTACATCCACAGACTTCGAGAGCAAGTTAAAGGGATGGATAATAGACGCCCTCGGTAACGCCGAGTTTCGTGACGTGTTGTTACGTTCTTTCAAGAGCTGGAACTTCGCCGCCGGTCCCCTCGGTGCCGGTGTCGGGATGGTGAACGATGACGAGTTGCAGACGGATAAATTGCTTGTCCGAAAGACCATGTACGTTCTTGAAATGATGATCCAGCGCATGAGGTTTCAAGGAGGGATAATGGTGTTAAGCCCGGCAACGGGGTTCAAGATTGACCGTGTCGAGACGTTCGACACTTACTATCGTGTTTATTGCAGGCCGGAGGACTTTAACGAGTTCGAGGTGAACGACCAAGCGAGGATACAGAACTTCACGGGTAACAACATAAAGTACCTGTGGTCGCTAGTTCTATCAAGGGGTGACGATTACATCGACATCTCCCGGGTCGACAAGGACGGTAACGGCGTGCCTGCCGAGGGGGACGAGATAGTTCAGCTCGGTAACAGGACGAACCCGGATCGACAGGATGCCGTGTTGCTATCTGCCGTTAACGGGGAGGTGGGTATATTCACGTATTACGGTATAAACAGCTTCGACCTTTCCAGCAAGGAGGGATCGTGGCTCGGTAAGCACGGGGGGAAGAAAGGGGCCGTTATCCGGGGAGAGGTTCACATAACGGCCGGGTCATCAGGTCTCGAGCAATTTGACGAGTACGAGGATGTTGACAAGAGGATACAGGACGCTAAAGACCTCGCGGATTCGATTCAAGACGTGGTGAACAACCTCACGTCTATCATTATCCCCGATATGCAGGGGCAGATAGACGGTAGCATCATGTCACACGAGGGGAAGGTTCCCCCTACCCTGACGAACGAGCCGGCGGTGAACTGGACGACGGAAGAAGAGAAGAATCGACATATCGGTGATTACTACGACTATTACTTGACGGTGGACGGTGAACAGGTTACCGAGAGGTACAAGTTCTCGAAAGTGAACGGCACCTATCAATGGGTACGTGTCGCCGATTCCGGCTCGGCCTTGGCCGCCAGCGTGGCGAGGGAAGCCCTCGGTCTGGCCGGGACGAAAGCAACCATCACGTGGGGAAACACGCTACCGGAGGCACCGTACAACATCAACGACATGTGGATAAAACTTGACGGGTCGATGTACATCTGCAACCATCAAAGGTTAGACGGCGAGACCGGTTCCCAGTCCGACTGGCAGCTTTTCAATGACACCATACTCCGGTTGGCGAAGATGGCGGATGATAACGTTATCACGAAGGAAGAGAAAGCCACCCTCCGGGACACGTGGAATCAAATACAGAAAGAGTTCACTGCCTACCAAGCACAAGCGACAAAGTACGGGGTCTCTATCACGGCACTACAAAACGCCTACAACACGCTGAACACGTTCTTGACGAACACGGTTAAAATAGCGCAGGATATTGACAGCAACCTGTCCGTGGCGCAGAAGACCGAGTACAATCAAGATTTCGCCAACTACTACTCCGAGCGTACCGCCTTCGCCAACGTCATAGCGCAAAAGGTGGCGGACGAATCGGTCGGCAACCTCCAAATCGGGATGGTCAACCTGTTGAAGGGGAGTAACGTGGAGTTGGGGGCGCAGGCGTATCAAATAGGGAGATACGCTTATGATGTGTACATACAGGAAAATAAAGAGTACACGTGCGTGATCTGTTACACGCTAGGATCAGAAAACACTTATATCGGCGTGTACACGAATAGTGGATCAGGTATAGTAAAACAACTAAATCAAAAAGGAAGTAGAATTGTGGAATCTTTCACATTCAAGGCCCCTGTAACCACAGCCCAAACATCTTTTTTTGACTTCTACCAATTCCCCAACGGCACATACGGCAGTAAAGTTCACTGGGTTGTACTAGTGGAAGGTAACAAGGGCCCGAACGCTTGGATACCCTCCCTCTCTGAACAAGGCGAGACGGCGGCGAAAGATGCCGTTGACAACTTGCAAATCGGGGGTATCAACTTGGCGGATTATAGTGGGGGTGATTTCCTGGATGTCCTTGGATTGCATACTGAAGATAGAAAATACGCTATCAAGACTACTATTGACGGGAAATCGTGTCTAAAATTCGACAAAAGTAGTACTGGCGGCAACTTGTTGATATTTGCCCCCGTGATCGTGGAAAACGCAATGTACACGTTTTCTATATGGATCAAGGGGAGTGAGGAGTATAACGCTCAAGTGTATCACTATGATGGATCAATTTACGAAATAACCACCGTACATGTGACCACGTCATGGGAAAGAAAAGTAATAACTTTCACGGCCAAAGCAGGGTCAGATATTATTCATTTCAGGACAAAAAACACGATATATATAACCGATTGGAAATACGAGAAGGGCAACAAGGTCACGGATTGGAGTCCATCTATTGCGGATCAAAACAGGCTATCAAGGGAGATCGCAAAGGCCGAGGCAGAACTAGCAGAGACCAAGGCAAATGCCTACGCTGACGGTATCGTGACGGAAGCGGAGCAGAACGCTATCAACGAGGCACAGGCTAGGCTAGACGCTTTAAAAATCGGATCCGTGAACCTAGTGAGCAGGAAGATGATGCTTGCTTGGAACGAGAAGAACAAGGATATAGCGGTGTGGGGACAGGATTCGGACGGGATATACTTGAGCATTAACCCGGCGTTATTATATAACAATACCGGGAACGGAACTGAAGATATATTTCTAGGGGAAAATAAGTACAAGGCAAACACTCAATACGTGTTTTCGATTGATTGGAAAACATCAACAACAGAATCAACAGATAAAGTTGGATTAACTGTTTATGTTGCATACACGGATGGTTCTAGTGCATCTCTTCTTAGAGCAAGTAATCAACAAACAACTAAAAAAAGGACAGATTATATAACAGAAAAGGGGAAAACTATTAGAAAAATTTTTAACAGTTACGGTTACGGGATTAATTGTCGCATCTACTCCCTCGCCCTCTACGAGGGTAACAAGGTCTTGGCCGAACCTCCTGTTGCGACTGAAGACCTAACCGGGCAGAGTAACGTGAACCTGGTGGACGGGGGGAAAGAGGTGACGGTAACGAGTTCTGCATCTGACCAATGGGGCAATCGAATCCTTGTCATACCAAAATTAAAGCCAAACACGGTTTATTACCTGTCTTTCAATGCAGCGAACCTAACGGGAAGTCCAACGGAGTATTCGGCAATATTGTATAACAAAGAGACAAAAACCTCGTATTTTAGATTGGACAGCGTTTCCGGTGGTATCATGATCACACCAAATAATTTTACCGAGGGAGAGGCTACATTGTTGTTGTACGCCGGGAAAGGAGGTTCTACCGCTGGCAACTCCGTGAAATTTACAGATGTCATGCTCGTCGAGGGCTTCACCCCTCCTTCTTCTTACTCTCCATCTCCCGGTGACGTGGCGAAGGATATTAAGGATGTAAGCGATGCGGTTACATCTTTGCAGAATTTCACTGATCAAGCGTTTGCGGACGGCATTATCACTCGCTCGGAGGCGCAAGCGATAGCGTCAAACATTAACGTGTTGAACGCCGAGAAGGCGGATATTGACGCTTACTATACCAAGTTGTACGCTAACGCCTATCTAACCGGGACGGCTAAAACGAACCTCGCAAGTGCCAAGACGGCTTACAATACCGCTCACGCAAACTTGATCAACTCGATCAACACGGCTATCGCAGACGGGAAGACAACGGCAACGGAGAAAGCTGACGTGGACGCTAAATTCTCCGCTTACAATAACGCTTTATCCGCTTACCAAACGAAGGTCGGGGAAGCGGACAAGGCGATACAGGACACGATAAAGAAAGTTGCGGATGATGCTCAAACATCGGCCAATACTGCCCAATCAGCCGCCAATGCCGCTCAATCAACGGCGAATCAAGCGCAGGCTGATGCTAATGCAGCAAATTCAAAGCTAACAACGTGGGCGAGCGATAACTACATCTCCCCGCAAGAGAAAACGGCATTGAGGCAGCAGAAAAGCGATATACAAGCGGAGTACAACGATATTGTGACGAACGCTAACAGGTACAATATTTCATCAACGTCCTACTCGACGGCGTATAATTCTGCCATATCCGCTTTAAACAAGTACACCGCAACGTCACCGGAAAACATTCAAGTGATACAATCCGAGTACGACAACATAGCGGCCTACTACACCGCCCGCCAAACCATCCTTAACTCGATAGCGGCAGCGGCGAAAGCGCAAGCTGACAAGGCAACCTGGGCGATCGGCATGGACGGGGGAAAGATGCTGTACGATGACCCGGAGTTCAAGAAGGGATTAAACGGGACTAGAACTTATGATGCGCAGAATGGCGGGGGAACCGTGGTAATATCTCGCACGAAAAAATCAACAGGTCAAAATCAAGCGGGATCGTTGACATCCACCGAGGCGGCCCAAATAAAGGAAAAACTAGCGGGTTCCCCGTACTCGGAATCGGATTGGTGCTTGTACATCAAGTGTCATGGTGGCACGTCAACAAATCATCTAGGGGGATTCTACTTCGGGAATCAATCGAGAGCGAATGCCGTGTTCATCGTGAAAGTGAGTGCCAAAATACCCGTCGGGTACACGCTTAAAAACGCTCATAATTCACATGGAGCTGGTTGGAAGCAAGAATTTCTAACCCCCATGGTGGGAACGGGGAAATACGAGACTTACATCTTCAAGGAAACGTGCGGTAGCAAGGGTACTTTTAGCACGATTAATCACCTTTTTCTTTCCGGCCCGGTGAAACCGGAGAGTGACCCGCTAGAATGGTTCGTTGACTACGCCACTGTTTTCGACCTGACCGCCGACGGGTACGGGGATATCGAGTACAACGCCAAGGATGACCTCGCCCAGCAACTTGGGTATAGTAATTTTGACAAGATGGTAGAGAACGCCTCGAAAGGCGAAACGATAATCAAGGGGGCGTACATTAACACGCAATTGATTGACGTTGAGACGCTGGTGGCGGACACCGCTCTGGTTGACAAGCTGACAACTAGAATTCTCACTACTGACTCTATCACCGCTAAAATGATTTCTGTCGGTGGGTTCGAGTTCGAAGACGGGCAGATTTACGGGGGTAGCGATTTCGGGGTTGGACCGGGTGTCAAGATCACTTCAAAGGACGAGGAAAGGTCTTTCAAGGCTTACAAGGATGCTAATAATTACATCAGTATGTTTTACAATAGTGCTGATGATTGGGGGCTGGAAGGCATGGTTGAAGGTGATCCTATACTAAAACTGGGAAAATCTAGCGAGATCGGTGGATTCTCTTTAGCTAACGGGAGAATAGGAACTATTAGCTCGATCAATAATCCAACGAAAGGCATGTCTCTATATGATAGTTTTATTAAATTTAAAGATGATGATGTTTTAGCCACGATAGGCGTGAATACCATTCCTTCTTCTACTGGATTTGGGGTCGTAGCCGCTCGTTTTGAAGTTAGTACCGTGTGGGCTAGTTTTGCACCACAATGCAACGTGGCTCTAAAATTAGATTCTACTGGACATCCTAACACGTACACGGATGCCGGGCGCAATTATGCCATTTATGCTGATAATGGTTTGATAGTTTCTCGTGACGCTATAATTGATTACAGGTATTATGAACTATCAAATTCCGGTCCGATTCGTATAGATCGTGGTAAAATTGTGATGCTCAATTTATCTTCTTTGACTAACGTGTATTTACCAACTTTAGCTCATATCAGGAAAGTTTTATTTTTAAATTCATCGGCGCCACAACCTTTCATGATTAAAATATCGATTTTTACTTATAATGCTTCTGCAAGACTATACCCAAGTGACGGATGCACGCTTTACAACGAAAACGGAGTAGCAATCACGTATTTATCACTAGAAAAAGGTGACGCAGTGGACATTATTTTGTGGTCTGGAGGGGGAAATTTTGTTGCTAACATAGCAGGTAGGGCATATTAATATTTAAACAAATAATTCAAAATACGAAACATGGAAAAAACAATCAAAATCAATTTCAAGAAACTGAAACTCACGAGCCTTTCCGGCGAGGTGAAAGAGATGGATACAAGAGAAGCTGTCGGGGAATTAATTTACTCCGGGGCGAACGGTATCGGTTACAAGTTGCTGGCGGAAAAGATTTACAAGTCAGATGGAGAGGTAGAGCTAGACGAGAACGAGGGGAAATTACTTGTCCATTTGCTTGATAGCGATTTTTTCACGAACAAGCTAACGGACGCTATACGTGATTGCATGAAATAAAAAAGGGGCGTTCCGTCTCGGAACAGACCCCGCTTATGCAAGAGGCTACCTTGTAACCCCGAGACAAAGGTATAACTTAAATTTAAATATCATGAATAAGAAGCAAATTTTTTGGTTGATCGTTGCCCTATCTGTGGTGGCGTTGATCGTTTTCGTGAAGGTAGTCCCGGCTTGGGTGTCGTTGACGAGTGTTATTTCATTCGGTTGCGGCGTGGTTGCTGGCTGGTGGGGAAAGGTGTTTCGTGACAAACACGTCAAAACGAAATAATCATGGACGAGAGAAACGTGATAGGCGGGTTCATGGCAGCGATCATGAGCAACCTTCTTGACTTCATGGAGCCGTTGAAGTGGTTCTTGTTGCTAGGTTTCATACTGATCATCGTTGACCTTCGTTTCGGTATACTGGCGGCTAAAGCACGTGGAGAGGTAATACGTGCATCGAGGGCAATCAGGAGAACGGCGAACAAGATTATCGATTACCTGTGTTGGATACTCGTGGCGGGGGCGATGGGGAAAGCTTTCGGGATTCCTTTTGACGTGCCGATCTTACCCGCTATCGTTTTGCTAGTGGTGTACGGTTGCGAGATAAACAGTTGTTACGGGAACTACTTCGAGGCTCACGGGAAGAAGGTCAAGATAAATGTATTTAAATTATTTGCCAAGAAGGCGGACATAATAGAGGTTAAAGATGAATAAAGTAACCCTTAGAAACTTGATAACGTCGGTGTTGAAGGAGTTAAACCTTCACTCTGACAACGCCGTGAACCTGTTGATGGGGACGGCGGCTCAGGAGAGCCATCTAGGCAAATATAGAAAGCAAATAGGTGGCGGCCCGGCTCTAGGGATATTTCAAATGGAGCCGGCAACGTTTAACGATATAGTGAACAATTACCTCCGTTACAAGCCAGCCTTGGTTGTAAAGATAGAACGTGTCGCTCACGTGTCACGGTTCAAGGCTGAAGATATAGAGAACAACGACTTGCTAGCGATCTGCATGGCACGTGTTCATTACCTCAGGGTGAGAGAAGCCATACCGTCCGATCTCGATGGATGGGCGAGATACTGGAAAAGGTATTACAACACGCCACTGGGCAAGGGCACGGAGGAAGAGTTTATCGCTAACTACAAGAGGTTAGTGGGATAGAAACAATATAAAAGGGAAATGACATGAGAATAAGGGTAGGCAAAAACATATTTTTCAAGTTAACGGTGAACCGGCTGAACGACGAGCCGGAAGATTTCACGGACGCTAGAAACGTGAGGTTGACGATAAACCGGAAGTACAGCAGTTATCAAGTATCTCCCCCTCTAACGATACACGACAACATTATCGAGTTCGAGTTCGTTGGCGGAGGTAACGCAACGTCAGGACAGTACGAGATACACCTGTATTACGAGAAGCTGAACGAGGCCAGCGTGACCGGTATTGACAAGTTCTACCTTGACTTCTGCAACGCTTTCATTCTCGTTGACTTGACTTGCAAGGAAGACGCCGGTTTCGAGAGTGAATCACCATCCATCAACTTGAGAGGGGTGATCGAGCGTAACAGGGACGGGAAAGACGGGGTGACACCGAGGATAGACCCGGAAACGAAGCACTGGATGATCGGTATAGAGGATACCGGGATCGTGGCAGAGGGGAAAGACGGCTTAACCCCGTTCATCGGCGAGAACGGCAACTGGTGGATCGGGGACGTTGACACTGGCAAACCTTCCCGTGGTAAGGCTTTCGAGTATTCCGATTTCACTGAAGAGCAAATCGAGGAGTTACAGGAGCCGGCTAGAGCCATGATCGAGGCCTTGGACACCCTTGATAAAGCGGTGACTGCAAACGAGAAACTGAGAATAGAGAACGAGGTTACACGTGTCTCGAGCGAGAATGATCGGGAAGAATCCGAGAACCTGAGACGAGAGGCCGAGAATACCCGTGCCAGCAACGAGGAAACTAGAGAAACGGCAGAGACTGGCAGGGCGAGTGCCGAGGATAACAGGGTAAAAGCCGAGCAATCGAGGGTTGAAGCGGAAAACAACAGGGTGAAAGCGGAAAACACCCGTGTCGAGAAGGAGAACGAGCGTCAAACGGCTGAAAACACCCGTGACACGAACGAGCAATCATGAAAAGAAGCCGAAACGAACCGGGTAACGGCAGAAGAAGGACGTGTTACCGAGTTCAACAGGTTGAAATCCGAATCCGAGACGGCCACTTTAAACGCCACGACACAAGCGAATTACGCCAAGGAGCAGGGGGACAACGTTGCGGGGACGGTGAACGAGATAAGGACCGCTCACTCTTCCCTTCTAACGAGGGTGAACGATTACATGTACGACATGAGCGGGTTGCTGGGGAAGTTAGCATACAGAGATGGAGTTGGTACGGATGAGAAAAATATTCAAGGTGATGGTTATTTTAATTTAAATGGAATTTTAGTACAAGCATCTGGTAGTGGATTTGTATATCAAAAATCAGAAGTTGACCCATCTAAAATTTATCATATAAAGCAAAGCAATGGAATTTACTCATCAGTATCAATATTAGTTTTGTTTGATGAGAATGATGAAATAATTCAAATTATTCCATACGACTATCCAACGGTAGATTTTGATAAATATTTTATATTTAAAGGAGTTAAATCAATAGGGGTATCTTTTATCAAATCTCAAATTGATAATCCCAAATTTGTAAGGTTTGAATCCTTCGATATTCAGGACCTCACCACCGTTCTCAACACCAAGCAAGGAAACCGTGCCTTGTACGTTGCCGCCGGGGCTGTCTATAACGAGCAAACGGGTTTCTACGAGCTGAACGGGCTAACGGATATAACGGAGGAGCAGATGAAAACTATTTACCTCCAAACTCATGTGATGGATAAGTTACAAAGCTTTAGAGGTGTATTTGCAGGTACAAAATTCAGAACTAATCTTGGTTTTAATCGAAGTTTAATGCAAACTAATGGTAGACAATTTCAATTTTATGATTCTTTCAGAGAAAATAGATCTTTGGAAGTTCTTAGAATATCTTATGGAGATATAGATGTATCAAGAAGCATGATTGTGGAACATCTTGGTTATGCATTTTATTCTTGTGTAAAATTAAGAAAGATCATAGGTATTATAAGATTAGATAAATCGATCGGTGTTACATCGGCATTTGATCACTGTTTAGAATTACAAGATGTAAAATTATATGGTTTATTAACTAATATCTCTTTTGCTTATTCCCCTCTCATCAGCCTCGAATCATTGCAATACCTGATCACTAACGCCGCCAACACCTCCCCGATCACGGTTACAGTTCACGCTGATGTGTACGCCAAGATTCAAGATGAAACGCAAACCGAGTGGCACGCCCTGATAGCGTCAGCTCAAGAGAAGAACATAACATTCGCAACCGCTTAAAAATAGAAACCATGATACAGATCACGAGCAAAGAAGTGTACAGCGATTCCGGCAAGTTCATTCACAGGCTTGGCACGGAATCTTATTTCAAGAGATCTACCTTGTTACCGGGTGATACAGCCGGTAATTTCAAGGAAGTCGATGAAATACCGGAAGAAACGGGAACTAACTACAATGAAGAGGTGAATAGCATGATCCGACAGAGATATTCCCTATCGGAAGAGCTAGCCATCCTCCGGCAAAGGGATTCAAAGCCGGACGAGTTCGAGGCTTACAACGAGTACGCCGAGTATTGTAAAGTGGAAGTAAAAAATAGAAAGCATGAGAACAACGATACTTTTAATGATCTTGTTGATGTTGAGTTGCAAGAGCGTGAAGTACATCCCGGTGGAAACGACTGAAACGAAGAATGAATACAAGGGTAAAGGAAGCAAGGATTCTACTGTTGTAAAAGAAGTCGTGAACACTCGTGATTCAGTTGTCTTTCGTGATTCTGTCGTGTATACATACAACGACAAGGGAGAGCTTTTAAGCAAGGAAATTTGGCACTGGAAAGAAAGATACAGGGACAAAGACAATGAATACCACGAGCTAAAGGCAAAATACGATTCGTTGAATGTCGCAAAGCGAGATTCTATCCGTGTTCCTTACCCGGTTGAAGTAATAAAGGTGAAATATCGTGTCCCGAGATCGTTATGGTGGCTCGTTATCCTGCTAGCCGGGTTAAGCGTCCCTTCCATCCTTAAAATACTACGTAAACTCAAGCTGATAAAAATATAGAAAAAGGGGAGAGAGAGTTTTTCTCCCAAAAGACCAGTACCACCCAATCCTGTTGTAAGATTTCCTCTCCCTCTCCCTCTCTCTCTTGGAAAATATTACGACAGGATTTTTATTTTGTTTCAATAAAACGAGAAAAAATGGAAAAAATTTTTCAAGAGGTGGTAAAAATAGTCTCCGAGGGAACCGGGATAAACGGTAACGATTTAATACATAGCAAGAAAGAGGAATGCGTTGACGCTCGCTCTATTTTGATAAATTTATTATCCGAGCTTGGTTTTACCGATACTTTAATATCAAGGTACACTTGTTTAACACGTCAGGGTGTCAACAAGCTCAAGAACACGTTTCACGACAGGAAGAGGAATTCTTTCATCTTGTCAACGAATTATCAACAAATAAGAAACGAACTAGCAACCAGTAATTTAATTAGCAACTAGTTATAACTGAAATTTGTGATACCCGGTAATGGTGCCGGGCGATTATAAATTTCAAGAATATGAGTGAAACTAAAACTTTTGTATTCCCGAACGAAGGAGGTAGCGGAAACGGGATGCTGGGTATGCTTGCCCCGCTTCTCCAGAAAAACGGGCTTGACCCGAACTTGCTTTTAGCCATGAACAACCGTGGAAACGGTGGTTGACGTGTCGGTGAAGGTCGGGGAGGAAACGATGGAGTTCAAGCAACTCCCGGCAGCCTTGTCTATCGCCAATTTCGGTTCTAGCGGTGTCGTGGTATCCGAGAGCAGGGAGGCGATGAACGCCGAGGTTGAAGCGATGCTAAGAACGAGCAAGCAAGTGCTAGAGAGCATCCCTTATCATGAAAGCGTTATAGCCTCTTGTGATGACATGCTAAAGGTGTTAAACCCGCAACTCGCTAAAGAGAAAGCGCAAGAGGAGAAAATCGGGCAGCTGGAACAAAAGGTTTCCGGCATGGAAGGCACGCTGACGGATATAAGAGAGATGCTGTCGAAAGCTTTAAACGGTAGTAGTAACAGTAAAAAAACAAGTTAAATGGTTATGATCGAAATATCAGAGAGCAAGGTCGAGAAAATGTCCGACTACGCTGAAAAAATGGTTCGTTACGGGGGCAAGCTGATGCAGTGCCTTGAAGAACTTTCCAGCGGCGAAAGCATGGGCGAACGCTGGGACGATGACGAGGATTACGACGACATGGGAGAACGTGGCGGTTACGGCGGCGGCTCCGGTCGTGGTAGTTACGGGAATCGCAGGGGTGTTCGTGGAACCGGCAGGTATTCACGTTACCGGTAGTGTTTAACCGGGAGGCGGGTCATCTCGCCTCCTTTTAAAATTAATTACGATGTGTAGACCAGCTTTAGACGTGTACGATGACATGCCACGGGAGATGAAGGCTTATTTAAGAAATAACGGGTGGCATTTCAACAAGAAAGCGGTGGAGTACGCCGCCTCGATGATGAAAAAAAAGAACCCGACAACCGGGAAGATGGAAAAGATAGATCCTTACACGAAGGAGCAAGTTGACGAGATGTTGTCGAGAAACGGTGTCAAGCTAGAGAATGCCACCGGGCTTGATTACGTGTACGCCGCCAACATGGCGAAGGCGGATTTTCTCGGTTCCTCGATAAAGGACGAGCAGCATCTAGCCTTGCACGTGAAAGACGTTATCGACGATCCGGATGCCGCTGACGGGACAACGATGAGAAGGTGGTACGCCACGATGGTGGCCGCAGGTGAACCTGTTGAATGGGACGAGATATTATGAGAGGGTTAAAGTACTTGTTAAGGTTCCTGCGTGGGGAAAGCCCGGAGAGCATCATCAAATCGATGCCAGAGGAAGATTTTAACAAGATAAAGGGATTCGCTCAAGGTATTGATAAACGTGTCTTGAATCGAGCGCAAAGGCGTAGATTGGAGAAACAACTTGCGAAATTGAACAGATGATAGTTAGAGACCTGTATATCGACCGTTACGACTGGCACTTGAGGGTGTTCTACGCCGTGGATTGCTATTACACCCGTGATATAATTAACGAGTTAAGAGCGATACAATGCCCGAGAAATAATCTTGAAAGGGCCTACCGGAACATGGCTTCATGCAGGTTGAACACGGGTCTTACCTATTCCAATAACGCCCTGCGTGAAACGTTGATGGTTATCGGGACGTGGTCAAGCCCGGCAGAGTTCGATAATTCGTTCTCGCACGAGCTAAGACATTTCACCGACCACGTTGCTAAAGCCTTCGGGTTAGAAACAGGCGGGGAGGATGTCGCTTACCTGTCCGGGGAGATCCGGAGGGAGTTGTTCCCGGTGAACAAGATGTTCCTTTGTACCTGTTGTAATCACGAAAAAGATATAGAGAGGGAAATTTGTAGATGTAAAACTTAAAAACACGCTCCATGAAAAACGATGCTAATTTAGTGTATTTGATGGACTTGCTGGATAACGAGTGTATCGCTGGGGTCGCTGCTATAATCATAGCCGAGATGCTCGCTATCGTTTGAAAGCGGTTAAACAGTTACTTGAAGTGTGGCACGATTGGCGGCGTGTTAGAGGGGCGGGATGCCCCTTTATTTTTGGTGTATAAAAAAAGAAAGTGAATTAAAGACAGCAATCCTGATTCACTTTCTTTTAGATTATTATCTAATTCCCCAATTAGACTAAGGCTTCTCTCCTTAGGTGTATAATAGTTTATTACTTACTAGCATTTGTAAAATTAACTGGGGGCAAGATTATTGCTCCTATTCCAGATTTTAATGTAATATTCGTAATGTGCTCTCTTATAAACGGGAAAATAATAGCAGCCCCATTCACTTTTCCAAATTCATTAAAATCACGAATGATAGATTCTCCGATAGATTCAAAAATACCAATCATTTTCACTTTTATATTCACTTGCTCAACCTCATGATATTTCTGTACAAGTATTACTTCTTCGGCCACGATAATAGAACTTCCATTTACCGAAACTTCGGTATTTATTTCTACGTCATTTTTAGCATCCTCGCCAAATTGTACATTGTTTATTCGTGAAAAATGACTCTCCACCAGTAATAGATTAGTAATCTTGAATCCTGATTCCAGCTTGTTATTTCCCATGATTATGCCGCATTTAAGTATGAATAATTTGTGTATTCAACGGGAATATTAGTTTCCTCGATTGTGTTTAATTCTGGTTGTGATTGATTATACGTAAATAAAAGATTGTGTTTTGTTAATTTACGAGAAATCTGTACACTTGACATATCAAATACAATTGATTTCCTCTCCACGGAAAAAGGAGTATAATACAATCCTTCTTTCTCGAATACCGGACTATCTATTTTCACTAAAGAATCATCAGAAATAAAACAAATATTTTCAGAAGGATATTTACTAATAAATTCATCAAATGTTTCACTCTCCCACTCTATATAATCATCATTTTGTTGATAAATTTCTATAGGTAACACCTCAATCATATGAGATCGAGACTTTTCATCGTACTCGTAACGAACTTTCGAACTTAAAAATACACTAATGAAAGATTCTAATTTCCCAATAATATAATCTACTGCATTCATGATCTAATATTTTTTTAGAATTGGAAGAATATCTTTTGATAAAGATAGCGAATTTGAACTTTTCGAAAAATCAAACATGCTATCATCATAATCGGCGGTTACTCTAAGTTTTTTTAACTGCACGATCTTCGTGTTAAATTCTCTAAATTCTTGATTCGAATTATTTTTAATATACTTTCCAATTTCGTTAATTAAAAATTCATGAGTTCCAACTTTATTAATACTACATCTCGATTCTAGTTCTGTCTGTGTTTTACGCATACTATATATCCAAATATGCTTTAATAACAGGAAACAGCTATAATAAGCACTATGACCAACAGCAGGATAATAATTACTTTCATGTGATAGTTCTGCAGAAGCAATCAACATTTCTGATTTATTTTGAAAGTTGCTCATAAATATTAATATTGCAATCCTTTGTTGTACCTGATGCCGCAAATTTAAATCCAATATTTAATTATTACAAGTATTTCTTTGGGTTTTACGAAAATATTTGTTATTGGTTGCATTAGACAGCAACAAAAAGCGGCCCCCGTTTCCAGAAGCCGCCACGCAGCACATCTAGCATAGTACGTCAATTATCACACACGGGGTATTTCTCTAAAACCAGAGCGGGATCAACAGGCACTTCTAACAAGTACCATATATCGAACCTCTCGCTAATCACGAGGGGCGAGATGTCGATTATAACTTGTTTTGTTTCGTTATCCATAAAAAAGTGGCTTAACGTTCGCTGTCAGCAAGGAATCGCCAGAGACCTAACAATCAAACTACTAGCCAAGCCACCGCATAGGAAGCCCAACTAGCTCATTTGATTGTTCAAATTTGAAACTGGCGATTTCTGCTGAACAATGAACTAGTTCGTAATATTTTCGTGGCACACCTTCACGTGCCGTGGTGCAAAGATATGAAATATTTTAATAACACTTGTCGGATATGAAATTATCCTTCCCGTACTTCGTTATCCAATCCCGCATGATTTTAATTCTATGCTGGGGATAACAAAAAGTGCGTGATTCAACGGAAAACCACAGGAAACCCAGTCTTCTCCGGTAGAGGGTTATCACGCTACCCCTTGTCTCGATCTTGTACACTCTTTTCATTTCGTTTCTCGATCTAATTTTAAATCCTTAACATTTACTTCCCACACGTCCCCCTCGTTGCCCTCAAAGTCAAGGTATACCGTGCCGTCTTGAAAGATACCGACCACTTGCATGGGGATGGTTTCTCTTCCATAGGGTAATACTTCTACCACGGTCATTCCTATATGCAATTGTTCGATGTTCATTTACAATTCTATTTAATTCGTTTTTGGTCTACCTCTTTCTTGAAAAAGAAGTTACTGATTTTCTTTTCACTATCAACAATCATCCCGGTTAACTCCCAACCGGACTGGCCAAGCTCGTTTAACCGTTGCTCGTCCGGTATCATGCCATAACCGAATGTTAGCACCTTGTACTCGAATTTTTTCATGTTGTATTGATTATTTTTAGATGGTTATATCTCTTGTTTAAGTTTCTTTACTATCCACTCCCCGAAGTCATCCTGTATCTCGATTGCTTCTTCAGGTGGAAGGTTTAAAGCCCCGCATCCGGTTAGATGTCCCCACCCACGGAGTAGCATGATGTTTACACCTTTTATAGATACTATACCTTTATCGTACTTGACTTCGTGCTTTACCCTTTTTTTACTATTCCCGTTAAGGATGCGTATTAATTCTTTTCTTGTCCGGGAGTCTACACGTGCAATCCAATCAAAACAACGAACGTCACCTTGCGTGTAAACCCAAAAATCAAGAACTTCATGAAAAGGGGGCTTGTATATCTCGTCAAACTTCATCGTTATTGTTTTGATATTTATACTTGTTATATTTTCTTATCAATCTTATACTAGCCTTTTTAATGAGCGGTAAATCGTGCCATGACGGGTAAACTAACCGTTCTGAACCATTTATTACCTTCTTGAAAGGCTGTCTCAATTCCCTGTATCTTTTCAAGTAATTTTTACCGTGCGTGTTTAATATTTTCTTCGCTATTCTAAGTCTCATCTTTAAAATTAGGTATTTGAATATAAAATTTAAACTTAGCCATCGGGTTCCACGTGTCTAAATGATGGTTGCAAAAATGGAAATTATCTCCAAATCTATCTTTAATAGCGTTGTAAATGGCTATATACACTTTATTAAGATAACGTCTATTTATCACATCATGATTATCTATTTTAAACATCGGAACATATATTCTTATCTCGTATTCTCCACCTTCATTAGCATTCCATCTACCTTGAGTGAACACGATATGCGGGTTCTTGTCCTTGTATTCGTTCGTGATAGAAATGTACATTTTCCCCATTAAATCACGTGGTTCTCCCTCGTAGACTTTAAGCCGTGTGGCATCCTTGAGAAGTTTCTTCAAGCCTCTCTTGTCTGCCACGATTTGAGATACTGCCATTTTCTTCTTCTATTACGTCAATAAATATAACTCCCTACTCTAGGAATCTTCCTCACTGTTATCACACACCTCGCCCACCCTTTCAAAGAAGACATGCTCACGATCATCTCTTTGCACGGCGCTGCATGGCCCCACCATTTCTGACGTAAATACGGAGCATGAAGATCCTATATCAAAAAAATAACATTTCGTGCAATCACTTCCTTTTGTACACCTTAACAATACCCGGCCTAACTCGAATATCGTACCTGATTTGAATTCTTTAACCATTGTTCTCTTCTTTTACTTCGATGAATATCACGTTCTTGTGATCCGATCTTTTATTCCAATTACATTCTCCAATACATGATAAGCAATACGCAAAGCTTAATAAGAAACATCCAGTACAATCGCTTGGAGCTTCCACGCATTTCAGTTTAATTTTCCCGAATTGGAACACTTCGCCTACTTTATATTCTTCCATGATTATTTTGTATTAAGTAAACACCAATCAGATACTGTAATAATCTGACCTTCATCTATTTTGTTTGTAGTCATTTTAACTACCTGCGCCCAAATGTATTCTTGCATAATTATTTAGATTTAAGATGCTTAATTAGCTCGTCAGCATATTCTATCGCTCGACTTACATCTTTGTCAATATAATGAAATGGATCAGTACCGGGAATACTTTCCTCTGATATGATTCCGGCTAGAGCATCTTTTGCTATCTCGTACCTGCGTTGCTCCCAGTCAATCGCTTTATCCGTGCTATCATCAATTATCTCAATATCATGCACGCTTGCGTTGTAAAGAGAGTCATCATCACGCAACATTGTAATGTATCCAACTTTAAGTATCTCTCCCGTGCTAATTATCTTTGCTTTCATGATTATTTTTCTAATAGTTTTTAGTTAAATTCTTCTCCTATTATATCTTTAATTAAGTGATTTATTTCATCACTAGACAAGAATTTTTTTCCTTCTTTGCGTTGCTTATTTAGCTTATTTCGGTACAGTTTACCGATATGCATGTTTGCCTTCTTGTACCTATGCCACCAAATCTTACTTTTAGGATCTGTTTCAGGAGGTGTATCTTGATTTACTATCTTTTTTGCCTGTCTTAAATTCATATCGTTTAATAACCTAATTTCTTTATAAGTTCTTCGTCACCAACTAAGACCAAATCTGCACCAGCCTCGTTAGGATCAAATTCACAGTCTTTCCATTCGTCGTAACGTTCTTGGTCGTACTCTTTCAAGTCTTGTAAATCGCACTCTGTCGCCAATGGACAAGACCAAGCGTAACACATTCCTTGCTTAACCTTTGGCTCTTTGTCCTCTCTATGCGTGTAACCTTTGTTGTCTTGATACAACATTTCAAACTCTTCCTGATCAGGATGATTACACCCGTAACCATTGTTAGCATCCGTTTGCGTTGCAAAATACCCGCAAACATCAGCAAGTTCGTCTATGTGTACTACTTTCATGATTATTTTGTATTAAGTAAACACCAATCAGATACTGTAATAATCTGACCTTCATCTATTTTGTTTGTAGTCATTTTAACTACCTGCGCCCAAATGTATTCTTGCATAATTATTTAGATTTAAGATGCTTAATTAGCTCGTCAGCATATTCTATCGCTCGACTTACATCTTTGTCAATATAATGAAATGGATCAGTACCGGGAATACTTTCCTCTGCTATAATCCCGGTTAGAACATCTTTCGCTATCTCGTACCTGCGTTGCTCCCAGTCAATCGCTTTATCCGTGCTATCAAGCTCTATCTCGTCAATCGTTAGTTTCGTGTTCATGATTCAAATTATAAATAATCTATTCCTATTTTATGCCATACATTACCGTCATCAGTAAACACGTCAGCGACCAAGTCAAATACAACCATGCCCGGTATGTAATTATTTTCCACGGAGAACCAATCAGTGTAAAATGCTTCCCCGTCATGTAATATCAAGTATTTCATATCCTATCCATTAATTTCTTGAACTCCTCTTCTTGGTCAAACGGCTCGTTTGAAGCACTTTTGAGAAAGTCTTTAAGCAGGAAACCACGAAATAATTTCTCGCATTTTTCTTTCACGATTCGTTTCTCGTCTTCCCTTGCCATTCTTACAGCTTCCAAGGTGTCTTCTTCGGATAATATGTAATCCCCTGTGGGTTCATTCTCGCATATATCACCGTTCCAAGACACCTCTTGTATTTTCATTTGATCGATATATTCTTCTGGTGTCATGATCATTCCTCCCATTCAATTTTAGATGTACCTAAAAATATATCGCTCATGTCACGGGCCTCGTTCGCTTCATCCAACGTTTTATATACCGGACTGGTAAACACATGATCACTGTTGAGTTCTTTGTAAATATTAATCCACCCCTCTTTTTTCACGGGAGACATGAAAAGATCATGCGGATCGTCCTTTTTATATTTATAAAATTTACCACTAGAGGTGCATACTATAAAACTTTCGTGGTCGCCCTCGTCGACCAATGCCAGTATCGAATATCCATCCATACTCTTCCTGTCATGGCATAAAATTCTAACGGCTCTTCCGTCTCTCGTGCATACAGGATGCCCGGCTTTAGCTAATTCAATATCAAATTGTTTCATAATTAATTGATTTATTTCTTCCCGAACAATATATCATAGCATACCCATGTTAAAGCGCACAATGATGTAATAATTATTACACCTTGCCATACTTGACTAATCTTGATCAAATAGCCCATTAATGCTACCGTGAAAAAAAGCCCCATAACGACGAGGAAAGACACGATAATTTTTGCAATTTTATTCTTCATATATTTCGATTTAGTAATTAATTTACTTTTATTTTGGTCACCTTATTTGTAAGGTGACCAGATTATTACATTTTGCTCCCGACATTAATGCCGTCAGCAACGTTAGTCATCTTTTTATTCTCCGTGTCAACTTTCTCTAGCTTAGCCCGAACGAATTGACCTGATAAAACAAATTAACTCAAAAGTCTATTACATTTTTTTACAAAAATTACATACAAACAGCCATAAATTAATTATATATTTGCCACGCATGTTATCAGGAGTACTTACACCTCCATCCGGCGAACTGTCATTCGCCCCTTGTAGTCAGATCTCGTTGAGAAAAGACAAAGCCCATAGTCCCTGCAACCGTGGGCTTTTTAGTTGCACCTTGACAGGGGTGTAACTAAAATAAGTTTCCCGGTGCAGGCCGGGGAACAAATCGGAAAGGAGGTGTAAGAATGAGCGATAACATGCAAGGCGAGAATGGTAAAACAAGAGTGTTCTGTCGTTATATCGTGAGAAAAGGGAAGCGGATTTATCCTAAAAAGGCTAAATTTTTCTCATTTCTAGTAGACAACAAGAAACGGGCGTGATACCTTCCCCGGGGGAGATGTGCAGGCATCTCCTTTTTTTGTACGCAATTATGGGAGAAAAGATACAAAAATTCCAACGCCAAATTTTTAAAGTCATCGAAATCGATGCTTTTAAGTTTCTATCTTTTCTCTCATGCTATTGGTGTTTGAAAATAATTCATTATTTCCTCTATCGTTGCCTTGTGCAACGGCGTGTCAACGTCACGTGGGAAAGTTAGATATTCAAAACCCGGTAATCCCAAGTTTCTAGCTGCTTCCCTCTTGATTGCCCAGTCGATGCCGTTCGTGAAGAGTTGATCCTTGTCTGTATCATCCCTCATTGCGGCGAGGGCGATAAAGAGAAACTCGTTGTCCCCGCAATCAACTAGACCGTTACGAACCATATCTTCGTATGCTGTACATGAAGATATGCAGTCGAATATCCCGTGACTCGTGAACAAGTATTTCTCGTCTTCAATAATACAATTCGTGTATCCCAGCTTCTCTAGCTTTTGCCGGAGTTCTGGCGTGTTTTTTCTTATAATGCAAGGTGTCGTGAACATGACTATTGTATTTTATCTGAATAAAAATCTATTATCTCTTTCAATGTGTCACGGGCTTTTTCGGCACATCTCCTGCACGACTCCTCGTGACTATTCTTGTTTTGGTCGTACACCTCGTGTATCTCTTGAAATAGCAATTCAAGCAAGTCCGATTGACACACGAGGTTTATGAACCTTTCCTTGTCGATAGCTGAATCTCCAACAGGATGAACGCTACCGATCATCTTGTGAACAATATTGTAAACGCTAAATGTTTTCATCATTTAATAGTTTATCACTTAACCAGTCTAATACTGTGAATATTTTATGCCTGTTGCCAATAGCAATAAACATGAACGTGTCGTAAACAGAGTTTATTGCACAGAAAGGTATAAACAGAACGACAAATATTAATCTACATATTACTTTCATGATTCTTATGGTAATTTAGGAATAGGCATCCAATAGGTTACTTCAAAAACTACATCCCCGTTTTGTAACGCCCAATTTGATTTGTGATCTCCTTGTTTTTCTCTTAACCATCCTATTTCAAATGGTCTTGGGCTACCTTCTTCAAATAATAGTACTTCTTCTCCGGGATCAGGTAATCGTTCTTTAACGCTAATCCATTTTAACACGTTTTCCCGTTCTTCCATTCTTGCCATGTTTATGGCCGTTAGTGCTATTCCCGTGTACACTACCGTATCTCTGCCAGTAACCTCTATATTGGTCAGGGAATTATTATTTACTAAATCTTCTGCTTTCATGATCACTTTCTCTTTTTAGTTAGCTTCTGTTTACTTGAATATCTTTTTTAAACCGCTGTTTACAGCTTCCATTTTTGTTTGATCCGATGGATGCACGTATATGTCCATCGTTGTGCTTATATCGGAATGCCCTAGTAGCATCGAAACGGTTTTCACGTCAACCTTATTCTCTATAAGCGTGGTAGCGAAAGTATGACGGAGCCCGTGGAACTTGATACAATGATCCAGTTTCACCCTTTTTAATATAAAATCACGGTAATAATTTCTGAACGTGCGTGGTTCCGTGAACTTGTTAGAGCAAGTACACACGTAGTAATCAGGGTTGCATACCGCTGAAAATTTCTTGATTATTGGCAGCACGTTTTTCATGATAGGTATGTACCTGTCAGACGATGATGTTTTTGGAGGTCCTATTTCGATTCTTGATTTTTTATCATGATCGCTGTCGTTATCCATCATGTATATTCTTCCCAAAGTTTTACTAACGTGTATAGTCTTGTTGCCAATATCTATGTCACTCCATTGTAACGCGCATATTTCACCTATTCTCATCCCGGTGCAAATTGTCAACAGTATCCCGAGGTTGAGCGGTGAAGGGTTTTCAAGAACGTAATCCACAATAGCACGATATTCTGACGGCGTGTATCTTTCTATTTTTGTCGCTAAAATCTTGTTCTTGGTTGGCCATGTCATTTTCCAGCTCGTATCAGGAACTATTATATCAAGTTCATCCGATGCAAACTTGATGAGCATCTTTAGAACTATGAGTATATCCGAACAATATTTTTTTGATTTCCCGGAATCCATCAATTTATAGATAAAAGGGATTATCACCTTCTTGTTTAACGTTTCCACGTCCAAGTTCCCAAGTACTGGGTCTATGATGTTAACGTATAGCATTTTGTAACAGCTTAACGTGGATATTTTCACTTGACGTTTTTTAAACGGCATCCAAGTGTCGTACACTTCTCTAAGTTTCATTTTTGAACTATTTTCATGTTAGCACTAGCTTTAATTATTTCCGAGAACGCCAGGGTGTCATCCCTCTGGTTCAGTAATATGTATTTTTGTTTTATCTCGTTTTCAAGCACGTCCCCGTGATACACGTACCCCATGATTCCACGAATCGACAGGTTCAGTAACAGGATCGGGATAGATCTCGATGACAACTCCCAGCACGTTACCATGTGTTGAGACGGGAAATGTTCCCACGGGATCAACTTGTTGCAACGCTGCCACCAGTCTGCTATTATCATAGAACCGTTCCCGGCGGTTGGCTCGTGAAGGTGCCCATGTTGTCCGGTTAATTCTGAGCATAGAATTCCTAGAGAATTGGGCGTGAAATCTTGTTTTTTCTGTTTTCTCTCGGATAGCTCGCTCTCGTATAATTCCTGGAACCAATCGTGAGACATATCGTAATTGTTCAATCTAATTAATTCCTTGTATACATCGTTTCGGTCGTTTAAATTACCCTCTATAATTTTTGTAACGGCATCAGGAAGATCCCTTAGATCCTCTATGCCGAAAAGTTTAAACACGTCTTCTTTTTTCATAATATTCCAGGTCTTTTTTTAATATTTTCTTGATTAAGGTTAATGATCTTGATATTCTAGCATCCACGTTTCCTTTACTAATTGATAATATTTTAGCAATTTCCGTGTTCCTGTATCCCTTGTATCTCATCTCTAGTATCTCCCTGTCTCTCTTCACGGGTAACAAGTCGTAAAGGGGAAACTCGAAATCCTTGTTGAAAAAATACGGGTCGTAATCAAAACACGATAACGAGCATCTCTTTTGAATAAAATCTTTTACTCTTTGTTTGCAATACCACACCCACGTTACGAGAACGTCTTCACAATCCCTGTTGCATGTCACGTGAATAAAAGCGTCTTGAACAATATCTTCTGCATCTTCCTTTGATAAGTTAAACGTCCTTGACAAGTATAACCGTACCCGTTCAAAATGTGATTTATACAATCCAGCGTACATGCCCATTTTGCTTGATGATATGACTTGGGAGGCCTCGAAAGGTAATACTAAATTATCTAACGAGTAATCAAGCTTGTTGCCGTTCTTGTAGCATGGCCTGACATCAAGCCACTTGCCAATCACGAACGAGTTGTACAAGCATTGCGCCACCGTCACTTGAATTTCACGGTGTTTCCCGGTTGATAGCTTGACGAATTTCTCGGACGAAGGACGCCTCACGTGTTCCTTTTGAATCACGAATCCTTTCCCGCTAATCGTTTTAGCAAAGAATACTTTCCCGCTGATCGTTATATAATAACTCTTGTCACTTGAATCCATGGGATAAGGAATTTGGGCCGTTTTTTCATTTGTTATCTTTTCGATAAAAGATTGAGCTTCATCCACGTGATTTATAAAATATCCTTTTTTTGTGTCCATGGTCTCTAGCCAGCTTTCGCTGGTATTCTTCACTTAATTTCTTGTTACGCCGTTTGTTTTAATATCTCGTGAATCTTGTTCATCTTCTTGTCAATGATCGAGAAGGCCGTGAATATTTCTTCGCAGTTATACAAGTCTATATTCACTTCCCCGTAAATAGAGGCGAAGTAACCGGTGAATTTATTCGATTCGAAGTTTATAGCCTTGATGTTAACGTCATCCAAGCAAACGTCACGCATCATAACCTTGCTCATGATCCTCGATACCTTCTCGTCATTCATGATCGAGTAGCCGGAAAGGACGTTGATAATTGACGCTCTCGCTATGCAAGTGACGTGATCCGGGTTATCGATGAACTTCTGCACGTATCTCTTGATCGAGTGAAATAATATCTTGATGTCGTTCCCGAACTCGTCATCAAGCGTGTCAAGGTTACTTGTCAACTCTCTCTTTGAAGATTCAGTTATGCATACCGAGTCATACATGATTGACTTGTACTTGTCAATCCGGCGTTTCATCTCGTTTAACGATCCCTTGAATCCCTGCCGGTACAGGTTGCATCTTTTCGTGTCGTTGATCAACTCTAGTATATACCCGTCGATCGTGTCAGCGACGATCAAGCCGGAATAAATATACTTTTTCCTGTTATCCAAACCCATGACGGAGATCGCGTCAATCCCGCTTCTCGGGACTACTACCGGGATCCTAAACTTACCTGGTTTGATGTTTATCGTTGTTCCCATGTTAATCCATTCTTTTAAAATACCTTGATTTAAATTCCTTGGTGTGAATGATAGAGTTTTTCATCCGTTCCTCGGTTTGAAAGAAATAAATAGCATTCCCATCCTTGACCCGGAACTTACCGGGTTCCGGAGCCTTGATCTTCTTCTGTTTTATCGTTTCACTGTCACGCCGGGCCAGTTCCTTTGAATTCTGGAAGTCCGGGTGTTCTATTCTGTTTGCTGTCATGATTGTAACTTTTGTGTCAATTTTATCAAAACGGGTTTACAGGATCGATGTTCACGTCGTAATCCGTTATCCTTGTCATGCTAGGGTTGTGCTTGAATTTAACTGTTCCCGTGGCCCCGTCTCTTTGCTTCTCCACGCATAGCAACCCTATCCCCTTGGTTGAAACGGGTATTACACCTCGGTCACTCTTGACGTTAATGGTTTCTATGTCGTAATATGCCGGGCGGTAAATAAATATCACGGTATCAGCGTCTTGTTCTATCGCTCCGGATTCACGAAGATCGGATAATTGTGGTTTCTTGTCAGCCCTTGCCTCCACGCCTCTTGATAACTGGGACAAGAGGATGAAAGGAATTCCCAGTTCTTTCGATATAATCTTGGCCATTCTCGATGCCTGGGCTATCTCTTGTTCCCTGTTCCGGTTGGTTCCCGGTTTACCCACGTCGGCTAGTTGCAAGTAATCCACGAGGATCATCCCGCATTGCCCCTTGTCGGCCATGATCTTGCTATGACTCCTGATGTATTCCATCGATACAACCGGGTTGTCATCAACGTAAATAGGCAACTTTTCTATCACCCCGGCCGCCCGGTTCAAGCTAGCGAACTCTTCATCGCTCATCCTTCCGGTTTTGAACCTGTCCACGTCAACATCGCACTCTGACAGTATCAACCTGTTAGCCAAGCTAACGTCACTCATTTCCAGTGAATATATGCACGAGGGAGTACCGTTTAACGCCGCTTGTTTCGCGAGGTGAAGTAGCACGGCAGTTTTTCCCATCGCTGGTCTTGCCGCTATCACTATCAATTGTCCCGGTTTCCACCCGCCCCCGGTTATGACGTTCAAGTCGTGTATACCGGTATCCACGCCGACCGTTATCCCCTTGCGAGACATATTTTGCCTGTTTTCGGCCTCTCTCATCGCTTTAGAGACACTTTTACTGACGTGTCGTATATTTGACCTACCGCATAACATTTCGCTTATCTCACGGCTTGTATTCGACAATTCCTCAACCACGTCACCGATGTCTACCGAGTCATCGTACGCTTGGCGTGAGATTTTATTGCACTTGTCAATAACGCTCCGGGCAACGTGTTTCTGTAACAGGATCATGGTCATGTACTCTATGTTCGCCGCGCCGGCAACCATGTTCGTGAGACTGGACACGTAAGAGATACCCCCGTTAGAGTTCACCGTCTCGTTATTCATCACCCTCTCGGCCACGGAGAGTAAATCCACCGGCTTGTTATCCCTGTGCAATGCAATCATGTTCTCGTAAATGACCCTGTTAGCCGGGATGTAAAAACAATCGGGAGTTAGTATCGTTATCACTTTCGTCAAGGCGTTTTGCTCGAGCATTAACGCCCCCAGCACGGCACACTCCACGTCCTTGGCTTGAGGGGTTACTAATCCTTCAATACACCCTGTCATCTGTTGCATTTTTTACCTCCTTTCTATCGTTATCAAGTTGATTTCTAAGCCAGTTATTAAAATGTTTTTTTATATCTTTAAGGCTCCTTTCCGTTTCCCCGTTCATTTCCTGTTCCGAGAAGAAAGTTTCTAGCCACTTGATTATAGAACCGGGAGACAAGCGTCTATTCATGGCTATATTCTCGTACCACGCTTGCTCGAAGTTTATCACGTGATCTTTCAGCTTGGATAGCTCCACGTACTCGTTCGGATCGACAAGGGGGGATATAGGGGGAATATTATTTACTTTACTTTTATTTGTGGGGTTATTGTTTACATTAATTGTAGTTGATGCATGGTTATTGTCTACATTAATAGTACATTTTGTTGCATTAACTAAAATGTAAGGTAATTCGCAAGACAATTTGCGTCTTTTTACAGCCTCGAAATATCTCTTTTGAATTCCCCTGCTTGTCAAAATCTTTACCGAGTTAAAAAGGTGTTCGTCAAAAAATCCCCATTTAACCAAGCGATTTATGATTTGATCGAGTAATTCAGGGCTGACACCGGGTAAATTTCGAAGTAATTTCATTTTCAGCATTTCATTCCACTCTATGAAGTAACCGTTGCGATATACCGCACAAAGCAGCTTTATGGCTGCAATTTCTCCTTTTATACCGAATTCCCCAGATATAGCCTCTATCTTCTCGTCTGTAAAAAAATCCACGTCGAAAGAAAAGTATTTTAGCCCGTATTCTTCTGGTCTTGCCATAATTTTAATTCATTTATATGCTTGCCACCACTTTCAAGGCACAAGCAATAACCTCAAGCTGATTGGCGAAATACTTCATTTTCTTAACATCATGATGGTATTTCTTGTGGCAGTCCTCGCAAAGCGTGATCAAGCCCCTCGTCTCGTATTCCCACGGCATCGCTCCCTGAATGTATGTCTTGTGATGAACGTTCAATGGTTTGTCTTTCCGGAAACAGCATTGACAAGTGAAATTATCAGCTTGCATGACCTCAAGCCTTTTTCTTTGCCACCTCGGGTCTTTTAATAAAGTCGGGTAGCTTTGTTCTGTTATAGTATTCATACTTACAATTCTTTTTTCTTTTTTATCGATATAGATCGTTACACCAGTTGTTCGATATTCTCGAATAACTGGTGTGTTGTCTATTCTTTAATCAATTCCTGTATTCTCGCCAGCTTGGCCTTCAATCGTGTACACTCGTCAAAGGCTTCCTTGTAAGCGTTAGACATCATGTCGTATGACTCGATACTTACAAATTTCTCACGTTTATCTAGCTTGACAATTATGTGATCTGTAGATATTATCGGGCAACTGAAGTTCTCAAGAGCATCGATAGCGAACAAAAAGCCGTTAAATCTAAACGCTCCTTCTTTAGCGAATACCCCCAAACGCTTGTCTTCCTCTTTCTTGGTATTCTCACTATTTATGTGTTTCCGGAAACGTAATTCATCCACTTCTATACCTTTTATCTCGGGAATGATATTCGTGAAACAAACGCAACTTCCAGGATTAAAATGATCCTTGAAAGTGTTGATGATATTAAATAAACTATCGCTTAAAAACATCCCGACATCGTAATCCGTTCTGCGACGTTCCGCCTTGGGGAATTTATCGTTATACTCCTTGTTTTGATTGTTTAGCACGTTTGCACCGTGTTTGGTTAATACCACGGTTACCCTGTCTTGTAGTTCCATGATTAATGTATTTAGTTTAATGTTTCTTCTACTTGCTGCATTTTTCGATAAAATGAAATTCTATTCCTTTCTCCGGGCCGCATAGCTTCGTGAGCCCGTAAGCGTGTCGCAGAGTGAAAGCGTGAGCCTTTGTCTTGTCTCTCGTGTACCCGCTTTCCCCACTCCAGTAAAGTCCATGTTCACGGGAATAAATATGTACCATTCTATCCCCGTGAGTTTCAATAATATCAGCGTCATTCGTGCAGTTGATATATTCCAATCGTATGTATGATTTCTTGATTTTCTTCATCGTGTAATTTTATAGTTCAAGCTATTGTTTCTACTTGCCTGTCAAATTCTTTTATGCACTCGAATAAATACTTCGCCACGCACGGGTTCACGGCGTTCCCGATAGATCCAACCCTGTGTATCCAGCCGGGAAACCCATCACCATTTCGAATATGGCCACACGTTGGCATTTGGAGAATCCTTTTTGCGCAAGAATATCCATCATCCGAATTTGGTGTCCACTCCTTAAATACCGGTTTAAAGCATCTATCGACGCGAACGTTGCCTTGTAGTTTGATTTCGTTGGTGTAGGCAATAACGTACAGCCTTTCACGGTGATGCGGGAATCCAAAAGACGAGTTACGTATACATTGCCATTCTGCATTATACCCGCTTTGGGAAAGGTCGCATAGCACTCTCTCGAATCCTCTATAAAGGAGAGCTGGGCTGTTTTCAATGATGACGTAAGCGGGTCTAACTTCCCGAATAACTCGGTGCATCTCGGTCCATAACCCCGATCTCTTCCCGGTAATACCTTCACCTTTGCCGGCAACGCTGATGTCTTGACACGGAAATCCTCCACTAATGATGTCCACGTGTCCAAGTCCTGATGTTTTCGTGATGTCTCTGTATTGTTTAACATGGGGGAAATTTTTTTTTAAAACTTCACGTTGATAATCTTCAATCTCGCAGTTCCACAGGGTAGGGATTCCGGCCCATTCCGCTCCTAGCTCAAAACCTCCTATACCGCTAAAAAGACTACCGTGTGTCATTGTTCTATCTCTCATAATTCACGCAAGTGATGTTGTTGTGTTTACAGTTAGGCTGCGGGCAAACCCTGTACTTGCACTCGATCAAGTTGTACTTCCAAACTGAATGATGAATGCAGGTAAGGCAGTCCGTTGGAGGGGATGTATCGATGATCACTATACCACGATCTGGTAGGTTAGAGGGTGGTTTGAGTGGTCTGGTAGGACGTTTCATCTTGAAATGGATTGCTTGTTTTTAATCCAATCGTAAATCCATTTGGCGGTGGAGACTAATTCTTCACCGCTCTTGCATGATTTTGCCGATTCTTTAACGCATAAGCGTTTGAGTCTCGCATCTTGTTTTCTTTTGAAGTATTCAATCAATCGTTTCATGTCTATTAAAATATTCGTTCACAACCTTCATGAAATCGTCAAGCGACCAGCATACGTCACACTTGTAACCTCTCTCTTTTAACTTACCGATCATATTCTTTTGTGTCTGCTGCAACCGTCCACCCTTCACCTTCATTTCCACGAATAAGCCGTGATATTGTCCGGACGGCTCCGGGATGAACAAATCCGGGACTCCGGCTACAACTCCTTCCGCTTTCAGCTTGGCTGCCGTGACTATATTCCTAGCCCCACCGTTAGGGATAGCGTGAATCAGCTTTCCGGGGTGTTGCATCCGGAACCAGTTCAAACAAGCCACTTGCAGTTGATGTTCCCTGTCTCTCATGTTGTTTTATTTAATCGTGTTATCCAATGAATTCTTTAAAAGCTAGAGTGTAAACGTCATATTGTTTTTTTATCACGTAGAAATCAATCGTGTTAAAAGAATGCCCGGCATCATCAACGTTTAAAATCGGGTAAGGCTCACCCTCCACCACTTCTATATGTGGTTCAACATCTGGATACGTGGAAAATTCTTTATCCAAGCTATCCTTGATTCTTTTAAGAATTTTATCCCCGTCTTCTTCGAAGTACGCTTTAATTTTTTCTTGATTTCTTAATGCCCATCTCATAGTATATTTTTTTTGATTAGGGGAGAAGCTCGGACTCGAACCGAGATGGCGATTTTGTTGTGCTTTCCGTTTGATACTGAATCGCTAAGTCTTATGCGTAGGAATACCGGGTGCATAATCCCCATACACAATCTTTCACAGCATTTCCTATTTTGCCTCTTCTCCAAATGCCCGGAAACCGGGCTATTCAAATGATGCTACACTAAATATAGTGCAACTCGCCAGATTGATTAATCATTGATCCAGCACATTGCATTCCTCCCTAACATATAATACTACAACTCCATTATTATGAAATTCGCGTTCTGTTACAATATACGCGTGATTCCCACCTTCATTTTCTTCATTATCGTCATCAATGAATGACGTGCTTTCCTCTGCTAGTTTTTTTTCTTTAAACGTAAGTCCATCCATGCCTTCAAGGATAGAAAACATTAAATATTCTCCTTTTTGAGGAATTGCAGCCAAGTCAAGCCATATTTCAGCTGTTCCTTTGTGATTTTTAACTAATACTTTCATGTTCTATTTATTTAAAATTTTAATTGTTCCAATAACATCCATACTTCTAATGATATGGTACTCGTTATCTTCATTCTTGGAGGGAATCATGTCCCAGCAAGTGGTTAACACGTGCTTGTTGATTATCCTCTGCAAGACTTTCATGTCAGCCGGGTAAACTATCTCGTTCACCTTGTTGCGGCCGAGGTTTATTAGCTGTACTTTCATCGCTAGTTAGTTCTAAGGGTTCATCACCGAATTTCAATTCTTTCCCGGTTAACTTCTTGATAGAACCATCGGGTAATTTTATCGCTTCACCGGAATACGATAAGAATTCATTGTCTTTTAACTTGGGCTTGTTCCTGAATATGATTTCAGCCCCGGTGTGAGATATTGCTAGATATGGCATGATTACTTGTTTTTAACCGTTTTACACTTGTTTAACCGTTTAATGTACATTGCCGCCTTCCTCTTGAACTCAAGATCCCGAACAGATACCCCCGTCACGTGATCGGGTAACGATTCAAGGAACTTGATCAAGTCGGCGTGTAGGGTGTTGGGGATGGATTTCATAAGTAACGTTCGTGTTTCTTTATCTCGATCTCTATTTGTTCCAGCATCTCGGTTTCGTGTGGTTCCGGTAAATAGATTCCAGCCTCTTGGCTTGCCCAGTCCCGGAACCTCTCTATCGCTAGAGTCATCTCCCCGGTGTCAAGGTCTGCACTGCTACGAGAGTACTTCACGTGACCCAGAAATTCATCTTCTTTCTCTCTAACGAACAATTCCTTGTTGCAAAGCAACTTGAAGTACTTTTGTTTCACCCATTCCATAGTGTTGCCCGTCTCTATAGCGAAGTAACCGATCAAGGCGTGCAAGTAAGCGTTTTGCTGGATCGTCCTTTTCTTCTTGCGTTCGGTTAACTCGATTTTCACGCCCTTGTTTAACAAGAATTGAAACCGCTCGGCGGCTCTCTTCTTGTCTAGTTCTTTGCTTAAATCGTAAACCATCGATTAGAAGGGGAAATCGTCCTTTTCTTCTTGGGAATGGTTATCCACCCCCGTTTTCTCGGTAACTGTGGTTTGATTATTACCCTTGTTGTACCTTTCAACTCTCTCGATCTTGTAAGCCCGTACCTTGTTGAAGTATTTTTCCTCTCCCGTGTTCTTGTCATTGTATTTCAAGCCTTGAATGTCAAAAGAAACTGTCACCACCTCGCCCTCGGCGAAAGAATCAAGCTCCCGGCATTTCTCGTCTCCGTTGATCGAGAACGATGGGAAAGAGGAGAACCCCGGTTCTCCCGTGTACTGGTCGTATCTAGTGTTATCGATAACCAAGATTCTCTCGTGGTAAACTTTACCGTTAATTTCCTTTCTTTCTGTTGGGTATACCCTGTGTATTTTACCCGTTATAGTGTTAGCCATTTTGTTTGAAGTTTAAAAGATGATATAATTGTTTAGTGTTTATCCAGTCCATGAAGTCTTCAAGCAATATCCTGTTATCCGTTTCCATCTTCTCGTATCTCAAGCAGGGTATTGGCTCGATAACTTTCAGTTGCAAGCCACTAACATCGAACCCGTTCACCTCTTTCTTGTAATTCATGAAATGAAAAAGGTCAAACACGAACTGGTTAGCGTCGAATATTTCAAGGTAGAACCTCCATTGACAACTATCGATGTATTCTTGCTGGTTCGGGGACGAGTACTTGGTCTTGATGTCGTGAATCACGTTGCCGTGAATGATGTCAGCGCACCCGCTAATGTTCACCTCCCCGAATCTCGTTTGAAACACCTTGTTTAAACGTGTCTCGTGAAACGCCTCCGGCATGGAGTTCCGGTACGCCATGGCGACGTTCTTCTGGCTCTCGTTCATCTTGACATCCCCGCCACCCGTTCTCACTATCCCGTTCTCCCACGCTTTTTCACCTTCCTCCACGATCTTGTGAAACGCCGTTCCTATCCAAGTGTACTCGTTACCCTTGAACTCCCCGGACAACGTGTCTATCACGCTCTGTTCCGTGTCAAAAGGAGATACCGAATCCATGTACCTCCTGAACTTTTCAAGCTGGGTCACGCGGACTGTGTACATCTCTCGAAAGTTTTGGTGTCCGGGTTGTATTTAATCCCGATTGACTTGGTCTTCTCCGAGAACATCTTTCTTAACCCCGCTTGTTGCATCTTGGTCAAGTTCATGATCTCGCCAGATATTTCCATCGCCTGTTCCGGTGTTTCCATCGTTTCTATGGCTGATGTCAACTCTCTAACTTTTTCAAGAGCCTCTTTTTGAGCCTCCGATTGTTTCTGTATGCTCTCCTTCACTTTCTCGATGATGTCAGCCATGAACGTCAAGAATGTCGGGTCGTTCTCGTCTGGAATCTCTAGCGTTGGCAGTTTAGCCACGTTCTTGCCGATTGTTTTGTCCGTGGGTTCGAATGTCAAGGTTCGCTTGTTGTTCACCATCGTCAAGAACCCGACTTGATCGGCGATGCGCAGCAACAAGTCTTTAGATTGTCCGGTCACGTCCGGGGATAACTTGATAACGTCACCGTCTTTCTCTTCCTTGGCGTGAGCTATAACAACTATGTCAATCCCCTCGTTCCTTCTCTTGTTCACGAAAAGCTTGAACTCGTCACCGATGGCACCGTAAGCTTTCAGCTTGTTCGCCTTCATCTTGTAGTCTTGCTCGACAACGTGGGTCATGAGAAAGTCATCCAAGACCGCTTTTGCAGTATCAATTCCTAACGTGTCGTAGTTCTTTATTTCTCCCTCGTCTTGTAACACCTCTTTCCAGTTAGTAGCAACGATAGTGTCTTGACGATTCACCGAACGGTCTGCCCCACGGTCACAATCTAACAATATCGGGTTTTTACTCGTGTTGAATAAAGAAGTCTTTCCCACGCCGGGAGTCCCGTAAATAACAATAATCACTGGACGTTTCGGGAACACGTCTGATTTCTTGATAATAGCCATAATTTGCTCGATTTAAAAGTTTTACGTATATTTGTAATTAAATTTGTCCCCGGCTCGCATCGAAGCGCACGACTGAATCGACCGGGGTTTATGAAGTTCTTATTTTTACCGCCTGCTGAAAGGGACAAGTCAACCTATCATGTTCTCCGTACGGATTCTCACGCTACTCCTTTATTTAAGTTTGGCGGCAGATTCAACCGGGGCTGCACCCGTCAAGATTTCGCTTCTTGTTGCGTTGACTGGATTCTATTGACCCTGCACCAGTTTCGGGACTTTTTTAACCGCTATCGTTCAAAGTAGGCGGTTTTCTTTTTTAGTGGAGAGGATGGAATCGAACCATCGGCAAATTGTAGAAGGTGTCGTGCGCAAAGAATTGAAGGTGCCAACGCCAGTTCTCCCCGTGTGCCGGGACTTCCACCCGGCCGTTTTTAATTACCAACAAACAAATAACAGAACTAAAGAACCTTGCGTAGAGAGCTTACAGGAACCTTCATCATAGAGCCACGTGGCTGCTTAATAATGGCTAACCCGTCTTTCTTGTCAATACCCTTGAAGGTGAAGATACCTTCCACGTGGGTTGTTGTTACTTTATCACCTTTTTTCATATGCTTAGTTTTAAGTGTTTCCAAAATTTTCGCCCTTTCGAGTATCACTACTTTGTCCGGGCTAATTATCTACTCACTTTAAAAGAAATTGCGTTCTTGATTGTATTCCTCGTTCCATTCATCCACCACGTGCATCCACTTCTGACCGGTTACCTCTTCTCTAGCCTTCATCTTGACAAGGTCTGATTCCAACATACCCAGAAAAACACCCCTCTCTTCCGGGTCCCAGGCGTAAGTCTTGAAAAACTCCTCGTCGCTCATGGTCTTGACATTGTTAATGTCTTCCATCACTTCCGATGCCGTGTCGTAAATAAAGTTCATGACTTCCTAGATTTACTCCTCGTCCTGAAATGCTCCTCGATAAACAACAATGTCAAGAACCAGCAAAAGCCAGAAACGTACAACTGGTGCGTCGCAGGCTCGCCAAGAGGGGTGGTGCCGAACAAGCCTCCGAAAAGGCTGACTAGCGATAGGGTGAAGAATATGGTGATGTGTGTTTTCATGATTGTTTGTCTTTTATGCGTTTAGCGGTTAAAACTTCCGAGGTCAATAATTTCCATTTTTGATTTTTACTCCCCTTGATCGGGTTTATTATCCCGAGCTTCACGTATTCCTCAAGCTTGTTTCTACTACCCAACAACTCGATAGCCTCTCCCCTTGTCATGTACTCCCCGTGATGCTCTTCGATGGCGGTTCTAACAACCTCCCTCACGAACCGGAACAACTCGCCCGGCGTGAATTCGATCTTCTCTGCATTATTTAGTACTATATTACACATGGCTATAACAATCCTTTTTTCCGACAGAAAGCCACTAGGACTTTCCCGTTCATTTGAATTTCAAACCTTTTACAAGCCCTGTTAATCGTGCTTTTAATCGTGTTCGCATTTTTGCCAAGTATGATACCTATTGATTCATGCGACATTCCATCGGCGAGTAGCGGGATAACCTTGCTCTCTTCATCCGTTAGCTTGTACTTTGATAACATCCTGCATATCTTGTCATCGCAAAATGACCTGATCGGGCAATTAACGTGTTCTACATGAATTTCACCCTCGGCATCAATGTCTAGCTCGTCATCCAAAGCCCCGCACTTGCAAGAGAAAAAATTGGTAACAATGCTCCACTCGAACAACCTTCGATTCCACTTGTTCTTTTTGAATTTACCTTCCAAGTACTTGACAGCGTCCGGGTAGTTCTCCTCTAGCCATGCCATCGCCAGTTGAGTGAAATCGTAATCGTTTTCCTTGTATTCGAACAAGACCCCATCGTGATTCACCTGAAGGAACCCGTTTGGTCCAGTTTGAAACTCTATCTTCTTAAACTCTTTCATGGTTACAAGTGATTAGGCGATTCTCTTGACAGTTAAAACACTCCCCTTCACGGAAATTTTCGTGTAAACACCTTCTTTCTTTAATTTTGACGACCATGTTCTAGATGTTTGCACGTCTTGTATTGAAGGTTTGTTAAAGGTCATTTCTTCGCCAACAACCAAACCTAAAAGGGTTGCCTTCCAGTTAATTTTTTTGTCTATTATTACAGCCATCAGTAAATTGTTTTACTTTTGTGTTGATAAATATTTTATTGACGATGCAAATATATACTATTAGTTTCTATTTACAAACAAATAGTTTCTATTTTGTAGTTAAATAATGTTATATGGCTAATTTATTGATTATAAAACATCTCCTTAAAGAGAAAAATATTTCTATTAGAGATTTCTCTAAAGAACTGGGTATCACCGAACAAGGATTACAGAAGCTTATACGAGAAAATTCAACGAAAGTAGAAACTTTAGAGCTTATTGCACAGAAACTAAATGTTTCCATATCTGTATTCTTTGACGAAGTCCACTGTGAAGAAAAATCAGAAAAAGAACGTCTTCTATCAATAATCGAAAGCCAACAAAGAACCATCGAAAACCTTTCCAAGAAATGAACGAGAGCAAGCGACAATTAAGCGCAACGGTCAAAATCATTGACATTCTCCTTGAACAAAAAAGAATAAGCAACGATCAAGGAACGAGTGTGTCCGGTGGCTACTGGTTCGATATAAAAATGTCGATCCGAGACAAGTGTCACGCCGACATCTACAAGGATGGTCTCTCGTGCATATTCCAAGAATCGCTGTTATCCTACAAGGAAAAATGTATCGATAGGATCTCCAATCATAGAACAACAAGAACACGAGTCCAAGCTTGACGAAAAATACAAGCTCGTAAACATCAAGTATGTAAAACCATCGTTTCTATGATAATATCCGCCATAGCGATAGCCCGATAGTCACAAGTGAAATAAGAATTGCAACCGAAGAACACACAATGGTGCGCCTCAAATACTTGTTCATTATCTCCATGAATTCTCTATCTGAAATCTGCCTTTTCTCTTTCATAACCTACAATATTATATTTACATCATCATTTCAAAGAACTCGTGAGGTAGCGCAACGCTACGGGTCTCTTGATTTTTTAGAACCCATTCGGGTTGCTTTCCGATTAATTCGCTTTTCTATGATTGCTGCCATTGATAAAATGTTTATATTTGCGTTGGTAAATTATTTTGTTGATGCAAATATATACAATTTGTATGTATAAACAATGATAATTTGATAATATACACATATTGTATATGTTAAACTATGTTATATGATTGATTTGAAAAGTTTTAGAGAGGAAAATAATATTAAACAATCTGAGATATGTAAGATTTTAGGTATCGCCCAATCGTATGTATCGGCAATAGAAAGTAGAAGAAGACCTCTCAACGAAGAGAAATTCAAATTATTATATAAACATTATGGTGATATTATTTTAAAATATAAACAACCAGATAATGTTATAATAATAAAGAGTAACAAAACCGAACCAGACACCCAAATAATAACTAAGTGTGTTTCCTTTGTCAATCAATACGCCTACACCGGGTATTTAGCCGGTTATCAAGATCAAGAATATATTGATCAGTTGCCAATAATACCTTTTGATTCTGAAGATGACCCAAATTCTCGTTATATGGCGTTTGAAATGAAAGGCAACAGCATGGATGACGGGTCTCGTGATAGCTACATTGAAGGAGATAAATTGTTTTGCCAAGAAATCCCATCGCATATGTGGGATACATCAAAATTACACACGATGAATTGGAATTTCGTTATCGTATACAAAAAAGGTATCATCGTGAGAAAGATTATAGACCACGATATACAAAATCGCACGATCGTGGCGCATCCTCTCAATCCTTTCATCAATGATGAATTGATTAATCTTGTTGACGTGTATCAAATATTTCATGTTTTAGAATATCTAAGAAAAAATTAAATGTGACTTTAAAATTTGGGGATCATGAAGAATTTATTGTACTTATTTTTAATTGGAATCCTTTTTTCTTGTGGAGGTAGCGAGGACAATGAAACGCCTATTGATAATCCGCCCCTAGATGACAAAGAACATTATTGGGGATTCAATGTACAAGATACTGTCGGTTTGCAATTTTTAGGAATGGGTTCCTGCATATATTTAGATGATACATGTACATCTATATGTGGTGTAAAAAACGGGAAATTGTGGGTTGGGGTATTTGATTCGGATTCTAAAAACGAAAAATTCACATGGACTAGTAGCAATGAATACGATTTAACACAAACCAAGGATATTGGTTACGGAGAAACAGCAACGATTGATATAAAAAATATGCATATATCATATATGCATGCCCAAGATAATAAAAACTTCAAAATATTATTTTTTAGCTATGAAACATTAGGTATAAATATTTGGAATCTTTTATTTGTCCATAATGGCAAAGAAACGTTTTATCGTGACGCTAAATATTATGAAGCTATGACTTGGAACGAGGAATGTCTTCTTGCTATAAATGGTGATGTTTCTCCAGCAATATATACAATTTTTGATGCTGATGGCAACAAAATATCTGACTTGTCTCCCTTCTTTTTTAATTCTTGGAAAGATTATATTTTTTTAAGCAATAAAGAGCTAATATGCTTTAGAGATAATATTAACGGCAACGGCACATACACAATCGCACGAGTTGATGCAAAAGAAAATGTTACTATATGGAAACAAAATATATTTGGGAATACAGCACCTATATTTGACGACAAAATTTCCAAAAATTCAAAAGTAACATATACTATTGAAAAAATAGTCGAGAAAGAAATGACTATAAACATGAATATTTTAAATTATGATGGGTCCCAAATAAAACGTAAATTTAAAATAAATACATCTACAGGAGAATTTGAAACTCTTGGATATAACGTCATCGAAATATCATTAGATCAAGATTACATTGAATTAGGAGTGGGAGAATCATCAAAATTAACAGCGATAATACTTCCAACAAACGCAACGAATAAAGAGATAAAATGGAGTAGCTCAAATCCATTTATCGTTTCTATACAAGAAAACACCTTTGAATGTGAAATTACTGGAAATAAGGACGGGGAGGCAATTATTACCGCCACAACAACTGATGGTAACAAAGTTGCAACTTGTAAAGTCATTGTAAAAAAAATACTAGTCAGTGAAATATTATTCGACAATTACCTCATTACAGCTAGTAAAGGTGATGCTTGCAAATTCAACGCTACAATAAACCCAGCAAACGCAACAGACAAGACAATACGATGGTCATATACTAATATTAGTTCTTCAATAAATAATCCAATCTCTATAGATGAAGATGGGAATATCGAAATCATCGCAGAAAATGGCACTGTGTTAGTTACAGCACAATCAGAGGATGGGAATGCCAAATGTGAAGGATATATTGAAATAAAAAGACCGCAAGAACTTATATCAATCGATGCTTGTATATATCAAGCTTCTATATCGTCAAACAATAGTTCGATTACTATAAATAGTTGTATATACAATCCGACATTTACTCAAACCGAAATTTTAAATGTTGCGCTTGTTGAAAACGAAGTTGTTAAAGAATGGAATTTTAACATAGGTACAATCGGGAAAAACCAGAAAAAAACAACAGTTTACACCCCATTGGTTTTTTATGGTCTATCATATAATGAAATAAAAACACTGGTTTCAAATCTAATTGTTAGATACCAAATTAGAATTAACGGAGAAATATTTTACTTTGAGAAACACGTTGATGCTGATAGGGCGTCTCATCTTTAACTATAACCAATGGACAACCTTCAACTAATACAAAGCAAGATTCACGAGATCCGTGGGCAAAGGGTGATGCTAGATTTTGACCTAGCGGAGATGTACGGAACGGAAACGAAGTACTTGAAACGTGCCGTTAGAAGTAATATAAAGCGATTCCCTTCTGATTTCATGTTTGAACTGACAAAAGAAGAGTTTGATAATTTGAGGTGCAAAAATTGCACCTCAAACAAGAGAGGTGGAACAAGATTCATGCCTTTCGCTTTTACAGAGCAAGGTGTCGCAATGTTGTCATCAGTATTAAATAGCGACGTTGCGATTGAAATTAACATCAATATCATGCGTGCTTTTATTGCAGTCCGGCAAATGCTATCTAACCCGATTGAAAGTAGAGTGGAGAGAATCGAAACGCAAGTAAGAGAACTAAAGCAATACATGGAAGAAGTCTTGGTTGACCAGAACGACATCAACGAGGACACGATGATACAACTCGAATTGATAAACCAAACCTTGGCGGAATTACAGGCGAAAGATCAAAGTTCTAAAAATAGAAATCCTATCGGGTACAGGTTGCCGGGGCGAGAGGATAACAAATGATAAACAACACATCATGCAGGAAATGTCAGTAGATATGATAAGAAAACGTTTCAAGGAGGCCTGGGATATAGTCACGTCCAAGCACGGGGAAAAGCAACGTTTTTTCAAGAAATACGACATAGTGTACACGAATTTTCATCGTTCGATAACACAGCCGGGAAACAACATCAGGATCGAACACCTGGCATTCTTCACACACGAGTTCGGGGTGTCTGCAGAGTGGATTTTAACGGGTCGTGGGAGTATGTTTTCGGGTACACGATGTCGGAATATTGTCGAAGGTGTTGAAAAATACTAA